TGCTGCTGGGGGTGGCGGTGGCCAATATGGGGTTGGTGGCAAAGCTGGCAATATAACTATCGGGGGCGGTGGTGGTGGTTATTATCAAGATGGCGGAAATGCTGTGGATCGAACAGGCTCTGGCGGAGGTGGTGGCGGTGGGTATTCTAAAGTAGGCGGAAATGGTAGTTCGGGTGCTTTAGTTATTAGATATTTAGGTAGCCAGGCAGGCACAGGCGGAGACAATATTTTTAATAACGGCACATATACATTCCATCAGTTCTTTAATTCTGGTACATTTACCGCATAAATGAGGATATTATGAGTCATTACGCAAAAGTATTCAACGGTACGGTTACAAATGTTATTAAAGCTAGTGCTGAATTTATTGCTTCCTACAATGATGAATTGCCGGGAGAATGGATTCAAACTAGCTACAATACACGGGGTAATGTACATTATGGGCCAGATGGCCGACCTGACGGCGGAGTTGCTCTAAGAGGAAATTTTGGCGGAATAGGATCAATCTATGATGCAGAAAAAGACGCATTTTATCCGCCTGCACCATTTCCAAACTGGGTATTAACAGAAAACTTCGTATGGAGAGCTCCTATTCCTCGCCCAACTGACGGTAAAAAATATGGGTGGGATCCTGAGACGAGCTCGTGGGTTTTACGAAACACGATAAATACCAGTACTACTTCAACATCTACAAGTACTAATGTTGGCGGATAATTATAATAAGGATTAATAACTGTGCTTTACGCTAAAATTAAAAACGGACAAATTAGTACAATCGCTTCATTGAAAAGTCTGTATCCTAACACATCTTTTAGTATATCGGGTCCTTCTATACAGTGGCTAAGAGAAAATAATCTTATGCCGGTACTTGAATCAATCCCGTTCGATCATACAACACAGCGATTGATAAAAATTGAGCCAGTAATTTCAGGAGATCAAGTAGTTACTTGTCAAGCAGTTGATTTAACTGTAGAAGAATTATCCGCTATAGAAAATAATAAAAATTTACAATTAGCCGCACAAGTAAGAGCAAGTAGAGATCGATTACTAACGGCATCTGACTGGACACAACTGGCCGACGTTGTATTATTAAACAAAACAGAATGGGCAACATATCGTCAGGCCCTAAGAGATTTAACAAATCAGGCAGGATTCCCGCAAACTATTACTTGGCCAATTGACCCAAACGGTGCTTCTAATAATTCGGTAAATATTGTTAACACAAGCACCAACGCAGGTTAATGGATTAAAAACACTATGAGCTTAAATTTCCCCAACAGTCCGATATTAAATCAAACTACATCAACCGGTAATATTACCTGGGCATGGAACGGATATGCTTGGGACGTACAATCATCTGGCCCGGCAGGATACGGCGGCAGTATGGGATATACAGGGAGCTTAGGGTATACTGGCTCAATTGGATACACAGGTAGTATTGGGTATACCGGTAGTCAAGGAGATATTGGCTATACTGGTAGTATCGGGTATGCTGGCAGCACTGGATATATAGGTAGCCAAGGGTACACAGGTAGTACCGGTTACACAGGTAGCACTGGCTACACTGGATCAATTGGTTATGTTGGTAGTATTGGTTATGTGGGCAGTATTGGTTATGTAGGTAGTACCGGTTACACAGGTAGCACCGGTTACACTGGATCAATTGGTTATGTTGGTAGTATTGGTTATGTGGGCAGCATTGGTTATGTAGGTAGTATTGGTTATGTAGGTAGTACCGGTGCTACAGGCACATTTAGCGGAATCACTACTTCTTCTGTTATTATTAACAATAGCACCGCGGCAACCTCAACAGCCACAGGCGCTCTACAGGTACTCAATGGCGGAGCTGGCATTGGCGGTGGATTATTTGTAGGCGGTACTATTACTGCTACAAACATTATTTTAAATGGTTATCAAGTAAGCACCGGAACTGCCGCAACACCAACTGCGCTCGGTACAGTCTATGCTTATACACCTACCGCTAATAAAAATATTCAAATCGGCCGCTGCTCTGGTAACGTTACTGCTACTGGAGTTAATAATTTTGCCGCAGGATACGGAGCATTAAAAACAAACTCAACCGGCTGTTATAATATTGCTATCGGAGCATCGGCACTCTGCAGCAATACCTTTGGTTGTAATAATATTGCTCAAGGATATCAAGCACTGCAAGGCAATACCTATGGAAGTGGAAACTTTGCCGCAGGACAATATGCTCTTCGAAATAATACAACCGGCTGTAATAATATTGCAGTTGGGTGTTGTTCTCTTGCTTTTAACACTATCGGTAGCAACAATATTGCGTTAGGAACAACTACACTTTGTCGAAATACTACCGGACACGATAACGTTGCTTTTGGTTTTAATGCTTTAGGTCGTAACACCACAGGATATGGCAACGTTGCAATTGGTAGTAATGCTTTAAATTGCAACATATATGGATATAATAACATAGCCCTTGGCCTCAGCTCTCTTTCCTCTAATACTACTGGCTGTTATAACATTGCTATAGGAGCCTACGGACTTTGTAATAATACCACCGGATCGAATAATATTTCTCACGGATTTTCTGCACTTTATAAAAATACCTACGGAAGTAATAATATTGCTATTGGATCTAACGCATTATATGGTAATACCTACGGTAGTAATAACGTTGCTGTTGGGTGTTGTGCCTTATGTTCTAATATTTCGGGCATTAATAACATAGCCATCGGATACGGCGCAGCGGCTTGCGTAACATTTGGTAGCAATAACTTTGCTCAAGGCTATCATGCCCTAAGAAATAACACTACTGGTTGTAATAATATTGCTATTGGTAGTTTTTCAATGTGCGGTGTTAAAGGTAGTGCCAACATTGCCTTAGGTGCCAACAGTATGGGGTCTTCTTGTGGGATTTCTTGTTGGAATATTGCCTTAGGAAGCGGGTCGTTATATAACATTTCTACCGGCTGTCATAATATTGCTGTTGGGTGTAGTTCTCTAATCAACAATACTATTGGTACTAACAATATTGGTATTGGCCCAACAGCAGGATGTAATATTACCACTGGATATAATAATACTGTTATCGGTGCATTGCCGGCTGCTGCAGGTTGCGTATGTACTGTATTAATTGGTGCCGGTAATCGCGAACGTATTCGTGTTGATGACTCGGGCTTATATATTAATAACGCATTACTTGGTTCATTCTCTGGCGGATCTGTATCGAATACCACAACATTTGCAAGTACCGTTACAATTACTACTACAGCACAGGCAATATCAACTATTACTGGTGCGCTACAAGTAGTAGGCGGCGTGGGCATTGGTGGTAATTTATATGTAGGCGGAGAAATTGTTGCTCAAAGGTTAACGATACAGCTTACCACAGTTACTACAACATTAGTACAAACTGATGATATTATTCAAACTTACAATACTACTAATGCTACTAGCACAACAACTGGTGCGTTGTTAGTTGCAGGCGGTGCAGGCATTGGTCAAGATGTGTGGGTTGGGGGATCAATCAATGGTGCGTTCCATCAAACTGTTAGTAGTTCTGCTACAGTAACAACCAGCGCACAGACCGTGATCGATAGCTGGTCAACTAGCACATTTAGAAGTGGTGAATATCAGATACAGTTAAGAAATTCTAACGGTTTTCAAAGCACTCGAATCGCTGTAATACACGATGATGCTACTACTGCCGATTCTGTGCAATATTCAGACAATATTATAGGAACTGCTGCCTGCGGAACATTTACATCTGTTGTTTCTGCTGGTACAGTTCAGCTGATATTTACTTCAGCTGCTACACCTACACCTAATACAACCATAGTATTTGCAAGAACATTATTAAAAAATATCTAAATCTATAGAGTAAAAACTTTAAATATTAAAATAACATAAATACACTACAATATTAATTCTGCTCAAGCAGAGTTGGGGAAAATGAACCAATGTCTGATAAAAATTTCTTAGTCAAGAACGGCCTAACTGTAGGCACACTACCAATTCTTGACTCGCAAGGCAACATCAAATCACCGAGCATAGCAACTGCTAGCTCAACAAATACCGGAGCACTACAAGTAGTAGGTGGCGTCGGCATTGGCGGCAGTGTATTTGTAGGTGGCACTGTTACTGCTACAAACTTTGTTGGATCAATTAGCCCAAGTAATACTTCTACAATGCAGGTTGGCTATGCTGCAAATATTCTTGGCGGCGCAACAAATCAAATACCTTTTCAAAGCAATTCTAATGCAACCGCTTTTAGTGTAAATTTAACCTATGACGGCACTACATTAAGTGCCGGATTACTAAAAGCAGCTAACGCATCTGGATCTTATTCGACTAATACCGGTGCTCTACAGGTAGTAGGCGGCGCAGGCATTGCAGGCGGCGTGTTTGTGGGCGGTACTGTTACTGCTACAAACTTTATTGGTACAGTGAGTCCAACTAATACTTCAACTATGTATGTTGGTTACTCAGTAACTGCAACATATGCTGTAAACGTACTAGGCGGTGCTGCTGGATCTATTGTTTATCAAACTGGTCTCAACGCAACTTCGACATTACCAATCGCTACTACCGCTACTTGGATGCTAACATCAAACGGCACAAGCCTACAATGGACTGCCCCGACTACGGTTGCCGCTGCGACTCCCACTGCACTTGGTACGGTTTATGCTTATACACCTAATACAGGATGTAATATTCAAATAGGTTATTGTTCTGGTAACGTCACAGGAACAGGTACAGGTAACTTTGCTGCAGGATATCAAGCCCTAATAGCAAATACCACCGGTAATAATAACACAGCTATTGGTTATCAAGCACTGACAGCAAATACTAGCGGCTGTAATAATGTTGCTTTTGGATATCAAACTTTAGCATCTAATACTAGCGGGTTTAATAATGTGGCCATTGGTTGTTGTGTCCTTTATTCTAATACTGTTGGATCTCAAAATATTGCTATCGGGTGCAATTCCCTAGCAGCAAATACCTCGGGCGGATGTAACATTGCACTCGGCCCTAGAACGCTTTCTGCCAACACTACCGGTAGTAGTAACTTTGCTGTTGGGTTTGCTGCACTTACCTCTAACACCACCGGATGTCTTAACTTTGCTCAAGGATATAATGCGTTATGCGCAAATACCACTGGTAATAGTAATTTTGCTGTTGGTTTTTGTGCACTTGCTAATAATACCGGCGGAAATGCAAACGTTGCCATTGGTTGTATAGCACTTAAATGTAACACCACCGGTTGTAGTAATTTTGCTATTGGTATTTGCACATTGGGTGCTAATTCTTTCGGTAGTTATAACATAAGCGTCGGCCCTTACTCTCTTAGCCTTAATACAACTGGGTGCCATAACGTTGCATTTGGCAGTCAGGCACTGTTTTCCAATACTACCGGTTGTAATAATTTTGCTTCGGGAGCACTTGCGCTTTATTCTAATACCACTGGCTGTAATAATTTTGCTCAAGGTAACGCAGCACTTACTGCCAACACTACGGGCTGTAATAATACAGCAATTGGCCTAAAAGCTCTATATACTAATAGTACAGGAAATAACAACTTTGCTGTAGGTATATGTTCTTTATGTTCTAATACCTATGGTAATAATAACTTTGCTCAAGGATATAAAGCACTTCAAGCAAATACTATCGGGTGTAATAACTTTGCCCAAGGGTGTCTAGCACTTTATAGCAACACCACCGGCGGCAATAACTTTGCCGTAGGATTTAAAACATTATGTAGTAATACTACCGGTACAAATAACTTTGCTCAAGGATATTGCGCACTTAGTGCAAATACCGCTGGTATTGCTAACTTTGCTATAGGCAGCGCCGCACTTTATAATAATACTACTGGTAGTTGTAACTTTGCGGTCGGCCAAAGTGCGCTATATTTTAATTCTTATGGCAACAGCAATATTGCTATTGGTTATTCCTCGCTTTTCAACAATACTACTGGGTGTAATAATATTGCAATGGGGGCAAGTTCACTGAATGGTAATATTACCGGTGGCGGTAATGTTGCTATGGGTTTTCAGGCCATGTACAAAAACACTGCCGGTAGTAATAATCTTGCTATTGGAACAAATGCTCTTTGTGCTAATACCACCGGTATTAATAACGTTGCTATTGGGTGTCTAGCACTAACTGCAAATACTACTGGAACTAATAATTTTGCTGTAGGCGTTAATTCTCTTAAATCAAATACCTACGGTTGCTCTAACTTTGCTGTAGGATGCCAAGCACTAAGCTCTAATACTACCGGCTCACATAACTTTGCAGTAGGTAGTTGTACTCTTAAAAATAATACAACCGGCAGCGCCGATATTGCGATAGGATATGGAGCACTATGCGCCAACACTACCGGTAATAATAACGTTGCATTAGGAGGCAGCGCCCTTTATGGAAACACTGCTGGATCAAATAATTTTGCTGCAGGTAGTGGAGCACTCAAAAAGAACACCATAGGTAATAATAATTTTGCTCAAGGGGCTTGTACTATGTGCTCTAACACCATTGGCTGTAATAATATGGCCGTTGGTTTCAAAGCACTTGCATTAAACACCACTGGTTGCAATAACATTGCCATAGGGCTTTATGGATTATTATCTAATACTACAGGTACTGATAACGTTGCGTTAGGGTTCTGTACTCTTGCTGCTAATACTACCGGATCATTTAACTTTGCAGCAAGTTGTAACGCACTAGCTGCCAACACTACCGGTTCAAACAATTTTGCTGTAGGCCTTAGCGCCCTAGGAAGTAATACTACTGGTTCTAACAACTTTGCTCAGGGATATAAGGCTCTCTTTAATAATACTGCTGGTAATAATAATACCGCTATTGGATCAAATGCTGGTTGTAATATCACCACAGGTAGCGGCAACGTCATCGTTGGATCATATGGCGGTACAACGGGTCTTGCGTGTACATTTGTAGTACAAGCCGGTAACTGCCAAAGATTAAAGATTGATGCTGGCGGACTATGTGTCAATGGCGCATTATATTCGCCCTCAGTAACTGGTAGTTCATTATCACTAACCACACAACAAAGTTTATATGTTGGTGGCGGTGGCGCTTCGGCTAACACAAGTAGTTGCTCAAACATTGCTATCGGTTGCTGTGCGCTGTTTGCGGTAACAAGTGGTTGCTATAACTTTGCTATTGGAACTTGTGCACTCCTCAACAACACTTGTGGTTCAAATAACTTCGCCCAAGGATACAAAGCACTTGCTCAAAATACCTCTGGATCTAATAATACAGCCATTGGATTTTCAGCACTAGCCGCTAACATCTTTGGTACTGGTAACTTTGCTGTCGGTAACCAAGCACTCACTGCCAACACCTGTGGCTGTTACAACACAGCCATTGGATTTAAGGCGATGTACGGCAACACCACTGGTAACTATAACACAGCTATTGGATTTTGTGCTCTAGGTACCACCAACGCCGGTGGTTGTAACACAGCTATCGGTATTTGCTCACTAGGAAACAACACCGCCGGTGCTAGTAACATTGCTATAGGATATTATGCACTCCAATACAACACCATTGGTAATAATAACACAGCTATCGGCTGTCAAGCACTATTGGTCAATACCACCGGTGCAAATAACGTCGCTGTTGGGCCTCGAGCACTCTACTCTAATACCACTGGTGTTTGTAACATAGCAATCGGTGCTTCGGCGCTCCTATGCAACACCACTGGTGTTTGTAACATAGCAATCGGTGCTTCGGCGCTCTACTCTAATACCATCGGTAACGATAACGTTGCTATTGGATCTGGTGCACTCTTCGGCAACACCACTGGATCAAATAACACTGCTATCGGATTTGGTGCACTCTACTGCAACACCACCGGTGGTAATAACACCGCTATTGGATGTAACGCACTCCGCAGCAATACCGCTGGTTCAAGTAACTTTGCTGTTGGATACTGCGCATTATATAGTAATACATCCGGTTTAAGTAACACAGCTATTGGCTGTAACGCACTTTGTAAAAACAGCTACGGTGCCAACAACAGTGCTATTGGACAAAACGCTCTCACGTGCAATACCACCGGAAATAATAATATTGCTATTGGACGTGGCGCCCTCTTTAACAACACTGCCGGTTCTAACAACTTTGCTCAGGGATATCAGGCTCTCTTTAATAATACTGCTGGTAATAATAATACCGCTATTGGATCAAATGCCGGTTGTGCAATCACAACCGGTGTTGGTAACGTCATTATTGGATCATACGGCGGCACAGCGGGTCTTGCGTGTACATTTGTAGTACAAGCAGGTAACTGTCAACGATTAAAAATTGATGCAGGTGGTTTATGTGTCAATGGCGCATTATATTCTCCAACTGTAACTGGTAGTTCATTAACACTAACCGCACAACAAAGTTTATATGTTGGCGGCGGAGGCGCTTTGGCCAATACAAGTAGTTGCTCAAACATTGCTATCGGTTGCTGTGCTCTGTTTGCGGTGACGAGTGGTTGCAATAATACAGCCATTGGTATCAATGCATTAAAATCTAACACCACCGGTCACGATAATACAGCTATAGGATCTAACGCACTAACCGCCAACATCTCCGGTTGTAATAATATAGCCATAGGATGTTCGACACTTTTTTCTAATACTGCTGGTTCAGATAACGTTGCCCTTGGTATGTATGGACTTTTCTCTAATACTACAGGTAGCGGCAATTTTTCTGCAAACTGCTTTGCACTCGCTGCAAATACTGGCGGAAATGATAATATTGCTATTGGACAATCTGCACTCCAAGCAAATACTATCGGTAACAGTAATACTGCTATTGGAAATAGTGCACTAGCCGCCAACACCTCCGGTAATGGTAACGCAGCTATTGGATATAACGCACTTTGCGCCAACACTACTGGATGTAGTAATACAGCTATAGGATGTAAAGCACTTACCGCCAACACCACTGGATCAAATAACACAGCCATCGGATTCAATGCACTACTGTCTAATACTACTGGCGGCGGCAACGTTGGTATTGGACAGTGTGCTCTCGCTAAAAATACCATAGGTAATAGTAATATTGCTCTTGGAGGTAACGCACTTTACAATAATACCACAGGTATCAGCAACGTTGCTCTTGGATATCAAACATTAAATGCTAATACTACCGGCCGCGATAATTTTGCAGTTGGAGTTTCGGCGCTGTATGGTAACACCTTTGGAAACAGCAATACTGCGATAGGCAATGCTGCACTTTGTAAAAATACCACCGGTGTTAACAACGTTGCTATAGGATGTTTAGCTCTTACTAGCAATACCACTGGATATAATAACGTAGCTATTGGGTATCAATCACTTTGTTCCAACATCACTGGGTTTAATAATATTGCTCAAGGATATAACGCACTTAGTGCAAATACATCTGGTTCTGGTAACTTTGCTGCAGGATGTAATGCTCTTTTATGTAATACTACCGGTGTTTATAATATTGCTGTTGGTTCAAACGCACTTAAATGTAACTCTGCAGGCGGCAATAACACAGCACTAGGTTACGGTGCCATGTCTTGTAACTCTACCGGTGTTAATAACGTTGCTATTGGTCAAAATACACTCCTTGCTAATTCTATCGGTAATAATAATTTTGCGGTCGGACAATCTGCACTTAAATGTAACTCTAGCGGTTGTAATAATCTTGCTCAGGGGTATAAGGCACTTACTTCGAACACTGCTGGGATTAACAACGTCGGTATTGGATGTTTAGCATTATGCGCAAACACACTTGGATGTAATAATATTGGTATCGGTCCGCAAGCGTTGGGATCTAACACTACTGGACAAAATAACATTGCGTTAGGACAACAATCACTGTTCTGCAATACTACTGGTTCTTATAATATTGCCATTGGGGAATATGCACAACAAAAATCATCCGGCGGAACATATAATACATCCTTTGGATTTAGAACATTATACGGAAATACTACCGGTTCTACTAACTTTGCCGGCGGGTATCAATCACTTTATGCTAACACCACTGGCAATTACAATTTCAGTGTTGGGTATAGTGCATTATTACAAAATACTATAGGTAATAATAACTTTGCTGTTGGATTTCAGCCATTGTATGCTAATACATCTGGCAATAATAACTTTGCCGTCGGATCTAATACATTATGCGCTAATACTACAGGTAATAATAACGTTGCTATTGGCTGTGCTGCATTGCTCAGTAACACTATCGGTAATAACAATTATGCTCAAGGGTATCAATCACTAGCTCTAAATGTCAGCGGTAACAACAATACTGCTCAAGGATATATGGCATTGCGATGCAGTACCGGTTCAAATAACATTGGTATCGGACAGTGCGCCGGAAGTTTAATAAGTACCGGTTCTAACAATACCGTTATTGGTTCATTACCGGCTGCTGCTGGCTGTGTATGTACTGTGTTAATTGGTGCCGGTACATGCGAACGGATTCGTGTTGATAATTCAGGATTATACGTCAACAACACACTAGTTGGTTCATTTAGTGGCGGATCTGTAGCTAACACAACAACATTTGCATCAACAGTTACTATCACAAGCAGTGCTATTGCTAGTTCAACTCAAACAGGTGCACTGCAGGTCACAGGTGGCGTAGGCATTGGCGGTAATTTATATGTTGGTGGTAAAGTTGTTGCTCAAGAACTAGATATTCAATATACAACAATTACACAAACGCTAGTAACATCACCAGACATATTCACGATCACTAATACTACTTCAGTTAGCTCGACTACTACAGGTGCACTATCAGTAGCAGGTGGTGTAGGAATAGGTGGAGGAGGCTACTTTGGCGGCGTTGTTACTGCTACAAACTTCATACTTAACGGATATCAAGTAAGTACGGCCACATTTAATACCAGCACATTAGTTACTATCGCCACATCGGCTACTCAAGTATCAACACAAGCACAGTCTGCTAGCGGAACTTATTACCCAGTATTTGTTAGTGCTAATAATGCCACTGCTACAGGAATGTCGGAGTATACTACTAGCACATTTGTAATTAACCCTGCTACAGGATTTAATGGACATAATACATCGACACAGTATTCTGGCGAATTGTTGGGCGTAAACGGCGGTATATATGTAACTGGAATTTCAACATTTACCAACGTGATTAATGCTGTTGATTTTAACTCTACATCTGATGTTAAATTCAAAGATAACGTTCAAACGATCACTAATGCTACAAGTGTAATAAATAGTATTAACGCTGTATCATTTAATTGGAAAGATACAGGGCGTAAGAGTTACGGTGTTATCGCTCAAGAATTAGAGCAGATTTTACCAGAATTAGTAACTCAAGGCGATGAAGGACTTAAAGTTTCTTACTTGCCAATTATAGCCTTACTAGTACAAGCAGTTAAAGAGCAGCAACAGCAAATAGACGATTTGCGTAACAATTTAAAGTAGTACTAAAGCCTAGTACCTAAAAGGATCGAAGATGGCAATAAAAATTTGCGGTAATGTAATATTACCTGACACCAATAACGGACTGTGTAATAACTTTGCCATAGGCTCCACAGCCTTAAATTCAACTACCACCGGTTCAAATAATTTTGCTGTTGGATACAAAGCATTAACCACTAATACTTTTGGTGCCGGCAATATTGCTATAGGACAAAGTGCACTAAGTGCCAATACCTATGGTTGTTTCAATTTTGCCGCCAGTTCCGGCGCATTATTTTACAATACTACTGGCTGTAGTAATACTGCAATTGGATTCCGGGCTCTTCGATTTAATACTACCGGCAGCAATAATTTTGCTGTTGGAAATCAGGCTCTTAGTAGCAACCTCACCGGTAATAATAACTTTGCTCAAGGGTATGGTGCGTTATCTAGTAATACCTATGGTGGCAATAACGTAGCCATCGGTTATAATGCTCTTTATAGCAACACCACCGGTAATGATAACTTTGCTGTAGGTCTCAACTCACTTCAGTTAAACACAACTGGTTGCGGTAACGTTGCTATAGGTAATCATGCAATGTATTGCAATAACGGTAATAATAATTTTGCCGCCGGATATAGTACTCTTCAAAATAATATTACTGGTAACAATAACTTTGCTCAAGGGTATTGGGCATTAGGTCGCAACTGTTCTGGTAACAATAATTTTGCTCAAGGATTTTGCGCACTTGCTTGCAATACGATCGGTAGCGGTAACTTTGCGCAAGGATATAAATCACTGCAATTTAACGTAAACGGCTATGGTAACTTTGCCTCGGGCTGCTTTACTCTCGCTGCTAATACATATGGTCAAAGTAACGTTGCTATTGGATTATGTGCTCTTGCACATAATACATCTGGATGCTACAACGTTGCTATTGGCGAGGGTGCGTTATTAAACAACGCCTCCGGCAATAATAACATTGCTATTGGAATAGCCGCACAATGTAATGCTGCAAGCGGTTGTGAGAATATTGCACTAGGTTCTACTGCAATGATAGGCTATGGCGGTAACTACGGATATGGCGGAATTTGTGGTTGTAACAACTTTGCTGTTGGCGCCAATGCTATGTACGGCTATTATGGAGGTAGACAAACCGGATCTAATAATATTGCATTTGGGAATGGTGCATTGTGTTCTTGGACCTCAGCTAGCCATAACATTGCTCAAGGACTTAACGCATTGGGCAATATTCGTACAGGATGTAATAATATTGGGTTAGGCTGTGGGGCAGGTGTTTGTTTGACCTGTGGTGATTCTAACAATACAATTATTGGCACCTTGCCCGGTTTTTCTGGCTGCAGTAATACAGTATGGATCGGTGCAGGCTCTACAGAACGAATTCGTGTAGACGGCACTGGGCTATATGTTAACGGTACATTTGTTAATACCGGAAGTGTACCGTTTGCTCTACCAACTACACTAGGCACAGTATATGCTTATACACCTACTACTTGTAATAATAGTTCATTAGGATACAATGCTGGCAACACTACACAAACAGGATGTGATAACTTTGCTGTCGGAAGTTTTGCGTTATCTTTAAATCTTAGCGGTAGTCATAACCTTGCTCAGGGTTACTGTGCACTCAAAGCTAACACTTCGGGTTGTAGTAACTTTGCTCAAGGTCATAGATCACTTCAATGTAATACCGCCGGTCAAAGTAACTTTGCTCAGGGTTATCGTACACTTTCTAATAATACTATTGGATCAAATAACTTTGCTCAGGGATGTCGAACACTTGCCAATAACACCACAGGTAACAATAACTTAGCTATTGGATGTAGTGCAATGTATGGCAACACTACTGGCTGTAATAATTTTGCCGTTGGCTATTGTGTTCTTAAATCTAACTCCTTTGGCAGTAATAACTTTGCACAAGGATATTTCACTCTTCACTGCAACACCACTGGTTCTAACAACTTTGCGGTTGGATGTTGTGCTCTTTATGGAAATATTACCGGTAGTAATAACATTGCTATTGGTAATAAGTCTCTTAGTAGCAACATATCTGGATATGGTAACCTTGCTGCAGGATACTGTGCGTTGTTTAGTAGTAAAGGATCTTATAATAACGCCCAGGGGTATCTAGCTTTACCAAATAATACCACTGGTTGTTTTAATACTGCTATTGGATTTATGGCATTATATGGCAATACTATTGGATCAAATAATATTGCCATTGGTTGCAGTGCTGGTAGTGCAATTACTACTGGCGCTAATAATACTATTATTGGTAATTTATCAGCAGGCGCTGCTTGTGTATGCACACTATTATTAGGTGCAGGCACATGTGAACGTATCCGTGTTGATAATAGTGGATTGTATGTCAACGGTGCTGCATTAAGTAGTAATCCAACTTTAACTGCCACATACAATAACTTAGGTATCGGCACCGGAGCATTAGCAAGTAATACCACCGGTAGTAATAACTTTGCTGTTGGGGTTGGCGCATTATGTAAAAATACTATTGGTTCAAATAACTTTGCTCAGGGATATCAGGCACTCTTCTGCAACACCACTGGTTGTAATAACTTTGCCGCGGGAGTTTTCGCACTCTACTCAAACACCCTTGGTTGTCATAACACAGCTATTGGATGTCGAGCACTCCGCTACAACACCACCGGCTCAAATAACTTTGCCCAAGGATATAACGCACTCCGCTGCAACACTACCGGTAGCTATAACTTTGCTCAGGGATATCAGGCACTAGCCTGCAACACTATCGGCTGCAATAACACTGCTATTGGACAATCTGCACTTTTTGGCAACATCGGCGGATCAAATAATACGGCAATTGGATATGGTGCACTACGCTGCAACACCACCGGATGTAATAATATTGGTATTGGATATTATGCACTTGGATGTAACACTACTGGTACAGATAACGTTGCCCAAGGGTATCACGCATTACAAGCTAACACATCTGGTAGTTTAAACGTTGCTATTGGTTGTAACTCATTACAGGCCAACACCACTGGTTGTTATAACGTAGCAGTTGGTCCAGGTGCTCTGTTTTGTAATACTATTGCTTCGTGTAACGTAGCTGTTGGTTATCAAACATTGTATAAGAGTGTCAGTGGTGCAGGCAACGTGGCCATTGGTTATCAATCATTATTCTGCAATACATCTGGTAATAATAACACTGCTATCGGTTATCAATCACTATATTGTAATACTTCTGGCATTAACAACTTTGCTGTAGGATATCAAGCACTTTATAATAATACCACTGGCGGCAGCAACATTGCTATCGGTAACTCTGCGCTTTTCTGCAACACTTGCGGCGCTAGAAACTTTGCTGCCGGTTGTATTGCACTTAAATTAAACACTACCGGTTATGACAACATTGCTATAGGATTTGGAACACTGCCAAATAATATTTTTGGTACATACAATATTGCTCAGGGATATCATGCCTTGTGTTGCAATTCTTCAGGCAATCATAATTTTGCGGGAGGTAAAAACGCACTATGGGGTAATACCACAGGATCTGACAATATAGCTATCGGTCAATCTTCCTTAATGAATACAAATACTGGTTCATGCAACATTGCTCTTGGGTATTATGCAATGTATGGATCATTCGGTGCTGGCATGGGCACAGGGGCGTTTAACGTTGCTATTGGATATAGAGCCCTAGTCAACGGTGGACCGGGTACTGCTAACATTGGCATCGGTTGTTGTGCTGGTACACAAATTTGTACAGGATCAGGTAACGTTATCCTTGGTGGTTACGGCGGTTCAGCTGCGTTAGCTTGTACATTTGTAGTTCAAGCCGGTGACTGCCAACGACTTAAAATTGATGCTGGTGGATTGTGTGTCAATGGTGCACTGTTAAGCAGTAATCCATCATTGAACTCATATTGTAGTTTATATATTGGTTCTACAGTAACAACAACTGGTTGTGATAATATTGCTATTGGCCAAAACGCATTAAACTCTGTATTAGCAGGTGCACATAATATTGCTCAAGGTTATAATGCCTTATGTGCTAACACAGCAGGTACCCATAACATTGCTCTAGGATTTAACGCTCTAAAATCTAACACCACTGGCGGATGCAACGTTGCTATGAGCTACGGCACATTATTTTCCAACACTACTGGGTGTAATAATATAGCTATTGGATATGCTGCACTTAAATGCAACACCTTTGGCTCAAATAACGTTGCTCTAGGGTATAAAGCATTAACTTGTAACACCACTGGCATACATAACAGTGCTATTGGGTGTTTTGCACTCTACGGTAATACTATCGGTTCAAATAACACGGCCATAGGATTTTGTGTACTTCGAAACAACACTACCGGTAGTAATAATTTTGCTCAAGGGTGTAAGGCGTTATACGGTAATACCTCGGGCACATATAACTTTGCCCAAGGATATTACACACTTACTAAAAATACTTCAGGTAGTTATAACTTTGGTCAAGGATACGCTGCACTTTGTGCCAATACCACCGGCCAAAGTAACTTTGCCGTTGGAGTTAAACCGCTATACGGTAATACTTATGGTAGCAATAACTTTGCTGTTGGAAGAATTGCCCTGAATAAAAATACCACCGGCTGTAATAACGTTGCTATTGGTTATGGTGCTCTAAGTAGTAATATTACCGGCAATAATAACATTGCCATTGGATGTTTTGCGTTTTGTACTAGCCAAACTGGATCAAATAATATTGCCATCGGTTGGAATTCACTGATGAGTAACAACGGCGGCCAATGTAATATTGGGTTAGGCTATTGCTCGTTGTATTGTAACACCACTGGCTGGGGCAATACTGCTATCGGTTATGGTGCGTTAAAATTCATGAACGGTGGCACTACTAACGTAGCTATTGGAAATGGTGCTATGAGCGGCGCTCGCACAGGCTGTGATAATATTGCCATCGGTTATTTAACAATGAGCCTTGGCACAGCGGGCGGTACTTCTAACATTGCCATGGGTTGTGCGTCAATGCAAGGATTATGCCAAGGTATTGGTAACGTTGGGTTAGGTAGCGCCACATTAAGATGTATTACTACTGGTTGCTATAACTTTGCTGCGTCTAACTTATCACAGGCTTGTATTACCACCGGTTGTCATAATTTTGCCCAAGGCTATCGTGCTAGCCAGCTTAATATTACCGGTAGTAATAACTTTGCTGTCGGAGCTTGTGCTTTATGTGCAAACCAAGGTAGTAATAACTTTGCACAAGGATATAAGGTACTAGTAGCCAACACCACCGGGTGTGGCAATATTGCTATTAGTGTTTGTTCTCTCAATAAAAACACCTCCGGTAGCTGCAACGTTGCTATTGGGCCGTTTAATCTGTATGGTAATACTACTGGTAGTGCTAACGTTTCTATCGGTTATGGATCGTTATGTTGCAACCTATCAGGAAGTAATAACATTGGACTAGGACAAAAAGCCGGTGCATGTAATACTACTGGGTTGTCTAACGTTGCTATCGGCACATCGGCACTTAAAAATGCCTTAGGATCCGGTAACATTGGTATTGGTTGTAAGGCAGGGTATGGTAATAATGCTGGCGGCGGCAGTAATAATATTGCGCTGGGCACTTGTTCTCTACAGGCCAATAACGTTGGAAATAATAACGTTGCGTTAGGTATCGGAGCCCTGTATGGAAATACTGCAGGCTGTAATAACATAGCCATCGGATGTAAGGCACTCTTCGCCAACACCACCGGCTTACGTAACACAGCCTTTGGAATTCAAGCACTAACATCTAACACCACCGGTGCCAACAACACGGCCATCGGAACCTACGTACTCTACGGTAACACTTTTGGTTGCAATAACTTTGCCCAAGGATACAACACACTCCGCCTCAACACTAGCGGATCCTTCAACACAGCCTTTGGATGTAATGCACTCTATAATAACACTACTGGTTGTAATAACATGGCCATTGGAGTTCAGGCACTCTACTCAAACATCACTGGCTCAAATAACATAGCTATCGGGAATGGCGCATTATTCAGTAACAATTCCGGTCCAGTCAGTAACGGTAATATAGCAATAGGATTCAGTGCTGGTTGTGCATTGACTACCGGTCTGAATAACATGTTGTTTGGTAATGGTGCCGCTGCATCCAGTGCCACAGTATGTAACGAAATCACCATCGGTACAACATCCTACACCGCACAGCGAGCACCGTCGGCTACTTGGGCAGCACTATCCGACCAACGTGATAAAACCAATATTGAAGATATCCCTGTTGGCCTAGAATTCTTAAGAGAAGTTCGCCCAGTTAAATTTGTGTGGCAGATACGAGATACAGATGCGACACATCCACGCTACAACATGCCAGACTCTGGATTTATTGCTCAAGAATTGTTATCATTGATTGAAAAATACAATGTTAAAGATTTCTTAAAATTAGCAGTAGACGATAATCCAAACGAGATCTATGCAGATCCTGGTAGATTATTACCTGTAGTGGTAAAATCAATCCAAGAACTAGCAGATTTAAATGACGCACTCACAACTCGCGTAGCAGCACTAGAGGCCAAGTTAAATACGAGCACTTAATTGTGCTCATATGAAACCACTCGGCGGAACAGAACTACTCTACAATAATCTAGTAAAAAACTTAGGCACAGATTGGCAGCAACAGGTCAATCTAATCCTAAGTTTTTGCACCTTTACTCATCTAGATCCCAATCGAATCAATGTCCTGTGGCAGCATCTTTATACAGATCAAGGTGCTCTAGTTGGTATGGATTATCCAGAATTTGTCTCAGCAATCAATTACTATGTATATGTAAGCGATTGGCAACTCAAACAATACCAAGAAAAATACAATATAGCCGACACCAATAGTCGTGTGATTAAAAACGCTATAAACCCAATAGAGTTTAAGACGAAACCTCAAGGCCGCATACAGCTAATATACACAAGTATGCCCGCTCGAGGATTAGAAGTATTGTTAGACGCTTTTGAACTTATGGATAGAGACGATGTAGATTTAACCATATACTCGTCAAATATTATCTATGGTAAAAATTACGATCCCAAAGACAACGCACAACTGTTATTTCATCGTGCTCGTGCGATGAAGAATGTTTATTATCGAGGCTATGCCCTAAATCAAGCGGTTCGTAAATCATTACAAAACTCTCACATACTAGCTTATCCTAGCATATTCCCAGAAACATCTTGTCTTGCTGCTATAGAAGCGGGCGCCGCAGGCTGTAAGATTGTTACTACAGATTTTGGAGCATTACCGGAAACGTGTGATCAGTGGGCCACTTTTGTTCCATATACCGAAGACCGAAAAGCCCTAACCGAAGAATATGCAAAAACATTGAATTCGGCTATTGACAACTATGAGTCTGAATGTTATAATATAGAAGAACAAAGCCAGTGGTTCAACGAGGCATACTCTTGGGCTAATAGAGCAGAAGAATGGAAAAGGTTTTTTAAAGAAATATGCGTAAAGTAATGATTGGCAGTCCTTGCTATGATGGCCGACTTGATGTTTGGTATGGCAATAGCCTATGCAATACTATTAAAGAAGGCGTCAAACGAGATATCGAAATTATTCCGATATGGATTAGTTTTGATGCATTACTACAACGTGCTCGCAACGATACTATTCATACAATGCTACAAGGTGGATTTGACGAACTAGTATGGATTGATTCAGACATAGAATGGCAGCCAGAAGAGTTTTTTAAATTATTAGACTATCCAGTTGATGTTGTGGGTGGTACATATCGAAAGAAAGGTGACATTGAGGAATACGTCATACGTCAATTGCAGCGTAAGCCGGCAGATCCTACTACAGGTTTACTAGAAGTAGACGGATTAGGTACAGGGTTTGTTCGTATGAGTCGAGCTGCTTGCCAATACCTATGGGATACTAGTCGCCCGTACATCGATCCAAAAGACAATTTAGAACGTCGTATGATTTTTGATGTAGTACTCGAAGATGTTAATGGTATTCCGAGCTTAGTAAGCGAAGATATTCATGCGTTCAATAAACTTAAAAATGGTGGATTTAGTATTTGGCTAGACCCTAATATTACCTGTAATCATACCGGTCCTTATAAGTTTAAGGGAGATTTTTCACAGTGGTATAAACAGCCGCTGAACGCTCCTAGAGTTCCTGGCCCCCCTGCTGTACAAAGAAAAGTCGTACCAAAAACCACAAGACAACTATGAGTAAAAACTTTGTCATGTTATCGGGCATACCTAGATCGGGATCTAGTGTCTTGTCATCTATGTTGAATCAGCACCCTGATATATATGCCACTACTACTAGTCCGGTTGCCGATTTGTTATCTATAGTAAATGAACAATGGCCTGTTATTTCGCAAGCCATAGTTGATAGAGATCCTAATCAACAATCAAATATAATCAATGGCGTTATCAACGGTGCTTATCAACACATCAATCAGCCCGTGATCGTGGATAAAAATAGACTATGGCCTAGATATAGCGATTTTATGAGTGTAGCTCTAGGACACAAACCTAAAATTATCTGTACGGTTCGTAGTATACCCGATGTGTTGGCTAGTTATATTTTACTAATTGAAAAAAACAATTACAAAACTACCTATGTCGATGAAGAATTAATCAATCAAAAATTACCAATCAACAATAAAAATCGCTGTAGACTATTGTGGGAAAAATATGTAATACATCCATATACTAGCCTACGCATGGGATATAATTCGGGTACTGCTGATTTATTGTTTGTTGAATATAGTGACATAGTAGGTGACGGGCAGGCTACACTAGATCGAATATGTGATTTTATTGGCGTCGATCATTATCAATTGGCTTCGGATAATTTACAGGCCATGGATGAAAACGATAATTATCACGGTGGTTTAGATGGCTTACATGATGTTCGCCCCCAACTACAAAAAACAAGTCCACCACCAGAACAGGTTATCGGACACGAGTTGACCAAGCATTATCAAAGTATGCAATTAGAATTTTGGAGAAAATAATGAAAGTATTAGTCACCGGTGGTGCAGGATTTATAGCACACCATGTCATTGAAAATATTATTAGGACTACAGATTGGTCTGTGGTTACCCTAGATAGACTAGATTTTAGTGGCAACTTAAATCGCCTACATGATGTTATGCAAGACTTTACACCCGAGGATCGTGCTAGAATTAAAATTGTATTCCACGATCTTAAAGCAGAATTAAATCCTATGATACAAGATGATATCGGCGATGTAGATTATATACTACACCTAGCTGCCGGTAGTCACGTTGATCGCAGTATTGCTCATCCAATGGAATTCGTCATGGATAATGTTGTGGGCACAGTCAATTTATTAAACTATGCTCGCACACAGAAAAATCTAAAAAGTTTTGTTTATTTTTCCACAGACGAAGTATTTGGACCAGCGCCAAAAGGTGTAAGTTATCGAGAACGCGATCGGTACAATGCTACCAATCCTTATTCTGCAAGTAAAGCAGCGGGTGAAGAAATGTGTGTAGCATTTGAAAACACATATAATTTACCTGTTATAATCACACATACAATGAATGTATTCGGCGAACGCCAACATCCAGAAAAGTATATTCCTCTATGTATCCAAAAAATCCGTGACGGAGAAACAATTACTATTCATGCTAATCCCGAAAAGACCGAAGCAGGAACACGTCACTACATACATGCTAAGGATGTAGCAGAAGGACTTATGTTTATCCTAGGCTTAGATATATCAACTTTGGAACGAGATTTTGGTGGTGCTAAGTGTCCTAAATTTAATCTAGTGGGTCCTGAAGAAGTTGATAACTTAACCTTAGCTCAGATGATAGCCTCTGCACAAGGTAAAGAATTAAAATATGAAATGGTCGATTTTCATTCAGCCCGCCCAGGACACGATCTACGCTATGCTATGAGCGGCGATTATTTAAAATCACTCGGCTGGGAACCTAAGATCAAATTCAGCGAGCGAGTACAGCAGGTAGTTGAGTGGACATTGGCTAACAATAGATGGTTGCGTAAATGACGGGTACTGTATATGCCATGATTACCAGCAGGTCTAGTGACTTTTACACAGGCCTTGCTATTGATACATTTTTAAAATATACAAAGTTAGGTGTGCATGATGCTTTCTATCTTATAGATAACGACGCTATAGGCACGCATAAAGATAAACCGATTAATATTATTGTCAATGATCAGCCGCAGAGTTTTGCTAAAAATATTAATGATATTATTAGCGTAGCCAACGGTAAAGATGTTGTTATATTAAACAACGATGTAGCATTTACTCCTAATTGGGCAGACCCGCTAATGGGATATAGCAATGCCATTCTTATTCCATCTTGTAATCAAACTCACTTATATAGTACCAAAAATCTTGTGTTAGAACAGGCAATGGACATTAGCCAATACACAAACACAACTGATCTCGAGGAAATATCACGACAACACAAATCTGCTGTTAAACCGGGATTTTATGAACGACAGATCATGCCGTTTTATGCTGTTAAAATTCCAGCTAAGGTTTATAAGACTATTGGAGTTCTTGACGAAACCTATGGCAAGGGCGGCGGCGAGGATGTTGACTACAGACTTCGTGCTATTGAAGCAGGCTTCAGTGTAAAGTATGTTAGCCAAAGTTATCTATTACACTTCCAAGGTAAGAGTACTTGGAGTGGCGGTGAGGATGAACTAGCAACAAAACAAAGAGATAGTCAATATTTCCAACGATTTACGGAACTATGGGGTAGTGACCTAGCTAATTTATTACTCAATGGCGGACGACCTCAGCGCATAATAGAAAAATATCAATTGTGGTCCTACATACAAAACAATGATTTTACAGGCATGATTAAACGTATGTTGTGGATTAGACAAGGCAATAGCATTGTTCCGATGGATCAAGTATCCGCCAATGGCCTGCTTCCATACGTTACTGCACTAGGTGATAATCTAGTTGGCTGCGAGTTAGGAGTTTGCCTTGCCTACACTTTAAGATATTTTTTAGACCAAACTACAAAAATATCCAAGGTCTATGCCATAGATGCTTATCAACCTTTTATGGACCACTGGGGAATGGTAACACAGGAAATGGTCGATCGTTGGAAAAACTACGCAACAGCACTATTGACCCCGTACCAAGACCGTGTTATAATGTTAGAAATGGATTCCGTCGCTGCCGCAGAACACATAGCAGATGCGGAATTAGACTACATTTTTATTGACGGAGATCATAGTTATGATGCAGTATGCAAAGACTTAAGAGCATATTGGTCCAAGGTAAAACCAGGCGGAATATTTGCCGGTCACGATTGGAACCTGCCAGATGTCTATCGTGCAGTTACTGACTTTAGAACAGAATATGGTATTGATACAGAAATACAATTTTGTGAAAAGAATGTGTGGTTCTGGTACAAGTAACTCAAGAATAAGCAGGTCAAATTATCTGCGCAGTAAATAAAATTATAATAGGAATTTAAACAAATGAAAACAGTTTTTTACATTGATGGTGGTGCAGGTCGTGTTATTGCGGCTATTCCGGCTTTTTTAAAATATGCTAAACTTAACCCGGGTGCAGATTGGGCTATTTTAGTAGCAGGTTGGGATTATTTGTATTGGGGAATTCCCGAACTACAAGATCGTACCTATTCAGTAGATACTAAGGGTGTTTTCGATAACATTGTACTAAATGCTGAAAAGTTAGTAACCCCAGAACCCTACAGAATTCCAGCATACTTCCGCCAAGAAATATCTTTGTCACAGGCATTTGACAGAGAAATTAACAACACAACCGATCATTCAGATTTAGGTGCTCCTACTATGGTGTTCAATGTTAATGAACTTACCGTAGCACGTAACACCATTGCTGATCTTAAAGCTGTTCAGAAAAAACAAAAAACTGTGGTCATTCAACCATTTGGTCGCGGCGCTAAAATTGAACGAGAAGAAGTGCTTGACGAAGAGTCACGTAGTTTAAATCCTAAAGCATACCTAATGTTGGTTAAGAAATTAGCACAACGCTACAATATGATTTTCTTCGGCGAGCCACAATTCCAACAAAAAACAGATACCTTTGCCATGGGATATACCTGCGATCTAAGACAGTACGGTGCTCTTATTGCCGAGTCTGATTACTTTATCGGTGTTGATTCAGTAGGACAACATATGGCTCGTGCTATTGGTATTCCTGGCACAGTTTTAATTGGCTCAACATTTCCAATCAATACTACATACCCTGATTATTTTAATATTATCGAAAAACCGGGTGTTAAAAAATATAGTCCAATTAGAATTACAGGTTTAGACAGTGTATTAGCTAATCGACTTAATGAAAACACAATGAAGTATGATGAAAAACAGGTCAATGAGTTATTTTTAAACATTGTTGCCGATATTGAAAAGAAGGTAAAATAATGGCTTATAACATTTTAGCAATCAATCCAGGGCATAACGGATCTGCTGCTTTTGTCAGTGATGGGCAGGTGATATTTTACGCCGAAGAAGAACGCTTTAGTCGTTCTAAATACGACGGCAATCCTTTTAGGGCCATGCTTCATGTTCTAATAAACAATACTGTAGATGAGTTGGTTATTGGCGGAACTACTGCACAGTTAGCTCAATTACCATGGACTGGCGAAGATGCTTATACCGCCTTAGTCCGTAAGTTTAATCCAAATGTAAAAGTTACACTTATGGGACACTTACATCACCTAGGTCATGCTGCCGCAGCTTTTTATAATTCAGGATTTGATACTGCTGCTGCGGTTATTGTTGACGGTAGCGGAACATACAACCAAGAACAAATGGGCGAAGGCGGTCCAGTTACCGGCGGATTTGAAACAGAATCAATTTATCAATGTAACTATCCGCACGAATTTAATGCGGTTTATAAACGATATTCCGATGGCAATAGTCAAACTCCTTACTATGATAACGGTATTCAAGAATTTGATAATACGGTTACTATTACCAAAGCCTACGAAGCAGTATCCGATTACTTAGGTTTTGGCTTCATTGAGGCTGGCAAAACTATGGGTCTTGCTCCATACGGAGAAGATGACGATTCTTTACCTTCGTTCTTTGTTCAAGGTAAAGGTAATAAGAATTTATTAGTGCCGCAATATCCGGCGGGCGCACGTATTGATGAAAACAGATTTCCACAATTACGCAGATTTGTAGATCCTAAAGAATGGCACAATGATTTTTCTTTGGTCCGTGATATAGATAAAAATATTGCTTACAAGATACAAAAAGAAACTGAAGAACAGATGATCGATCTTATTCAGAAAGCTATCGATACTACTGGTGAAACTAACATTGTAATTTCTGGCGGATATGGTTTAAACTGTGTAGCCAACTACAAATATATTAAACATTTCCCAGGCATCAATTTTTATATTGATCCTATTGCTCATGATGGCGGCACAGCTATTGGTCTTGCTCAACTAGCATGGTATCAATATTCAAGCGACACAACACCTAATAAAATTAAAACAATATATCTAAGTGTTCCGCCGGATTATAGTCAATTAGAAGCAATTCAACAAAATAATCCTGTGGTTAATGTAGCTGATACTACTGTAGATGAAATTGTTGACCTGATCGACGGGGGAAATATTGTTGCTCTATTCCAAGGTGCTGCAGAAGGTGGTCCGCGAGCATTAGGTAATCGTTCTATCCTATTTGATCCACGTAGACCTGATGGTAAAGACTACGTTAACTCTGTTAAAAAACGTGAGTGGTTTCGTCCCTTTGCTGGTTCAGTATTAGAAGAACATGCCAATGAATGGTTTGACATGGCGTCTTTGCAATCTAGTCCGTACATGATGTATGCGGTTGATGTACTTCCAGAAAAAGTCAATGTTATTCCTGCAGTTACTCACGTAGATAATACTTGTAGAGTACAAACAGTTAATGCTGAAGACAATAAAAACTATTATGATTTGATCTCTGCATTCCATGCTAAAACAGGAGTACCGGTATTGTTTAATACTAGTTTTAATCTCGCTGGACAGCCGCTAGTGGAATCAATCTTTGATGCTCTAGTTACATTGTTTAATAGCGATATTGAATATCTGTATCTACCCGATATCGGTAAGTTAGTTACTAAAAACAAATAATGAATAGAAAATATCATTTTATATCGGGATTACCGCGTTCTGGTTCTACCCTTTTAAGTTCAATACTAAAACAGAATCCTAAATTTACTGCTAATATTAGTGACCCTGTGCAGATGTATGCTCATAGCATTATTAAGGATACTAGTACTGCCGTGGGCATGGAATCAGCTGTTAGTATTCCTAAACGAGCAGAAATTGTTAGAGGTATCTTTGACAGTTTTTACAGTGAAGGCAATGAAGTATGCTTTAATACTAATCGAGGTTGGGCAAGTGATACAGCACTTTTAAAAGATCTGTTCCCAGATTTTAAGATGATTGTGTGCTTACGTGATGTCCCGTGGATTCTTGACAGTTTTGAGTGTCTTAATAGTAAAAATCCATATACTATCAAACCACTGTATCATCACCAAGACTTAGGATCAGTATACGAACGTACTCATATGCTCATGGGCAATGTTCCTAATTTTGCCGGATATGTTAGCGGACCGTTGGGCAGTGTTCGCCACAGCATGTTTTCAGCAGAAAAAGATCATATTTGTTACGTCGAATATGATACATTGGTTAAAAATCCTCTAGGTACAATGAAACAGATCTATCAGTTTTTGGGCGAACCCTGGTACGAGCACGATTTTGACAATGTAGAAGATAGTTATGATGAGTTTGATCAACAGGCTAAGATCATAGGTCTACATACTGTTAGACGTAAGGTTGAATATCGACAAAGACCTAGTGTATTACCTGATGATTTGTGGCAAACTTATAGCGGAAATAGTTTCTGGAAACAAAATTTTCCACAACGAAATCAATTAAATTGGATAACCGGTGGTTCTGTACAAACTACAGTTAATATTGCTAAAACACCGCTTCCTAGAATAAATAAACAACTATAACAATTCCTTAAGGAGAATTAAACATGGCAACAATCGCAGACACATTAACCGCAAGCGGTACTATTGTAATTCAACAAGCAGTTTCTACGAACGAGTTTATTGTTCGTGAAGTACACGAATCTATTCAAAATAGATCTGTTCGTGCAGAAATCGAACTAGGACCTTTTACAACAGAAACACGTCCAAACGGTGAAACAGAAACACGCGGCTCTTCACGTCGTGGCGTTACTGTTTGGGAAAACGAAGCATATGATGCAATTCGTGATACTTGGGTAAACGGCGACTTAATCGCAGCAGTAACAGCTTTGTTAGCTTAATATCTAACATTTTTAAAAATATGGGCAGCTTAGGCTGCCTTTATTTTTGGCTAGCATCGAGAAAAATTTATATAAATACACAGAGATAAATCAACCCTGGAATAATCAATGGCATTTAATAATAAAAATGGTGTTAATGAAGTCAATAATGACGGCACATTTGTAGTAGCTGCTGGGTCTTTTGCTACTAAAGCAAATTTACCCGTAGGCGCTGCTGGTTATTTGGCCTATGTACAAGATACCGAAAACTTAACTGTTAATGTAGGCAACGGACAATGGCTTACATTTCAAACTCGCGCCATGGATTACAAGAATGAAGTTATTCTTGAACAAGGAACAATCGGCGGCGGGTATAACGCCTCTAGTGTTTTTACCACCATAACCAAAATACACTACGCTTCTGATTCTCCAATAAAATTATTACCCACATTAGGATTTGCCACAAATTACGGCGGCTGGCATAGTACGTATTTGTATGCTTATTACCACCAAGGCGGCGGTGGCGTCGGCACTAGTGCCTGCAAACAGGACTGGGCTACAATGACTGTTGGAATTATTAATTCAAGACCATCTTGTAGTGGTGCAAATATAAACAGCACACAACCGGGCCCTAAACAACAAAACACTATCGGTGTTCTTACGCACTCAACCGATAGTTGTTATCTAACATTTGCTACAGACACGTGGACTAGCGGCGGATATTCGACCGGATTAGTAGACGAAACCTATGGATACGCAACATTTGGCGCTAACTATGGATACACTAACGGTGGCGGCGGTAGCAATGTTTACAAATTAAATTGGGGAACAGCAACATGGTCCGCAACAAGTTCCGGCACAGGGTCGTATGGACAATATGCTAAAGCACTAAACACAAAATGGGAAAAATGGTATCAGGGCGGTACTGGATCAAATATTAGCCAGTATACCAATTCTAACGATTCGTTCACTAGTGTTGGATCTGCTCCTTCATCATTCCAGGAACAAGAAACACTTATGGGACAAGATTGGGGATATTGGAGCGGATACATCGGTGGGTATAGCACAACCATATTTAAAACAGACTATTCATCAAATACAACTACTACTGTTCAGCGAGGTGCGTTTGCTGATACACACAGTTCCGGTAGTGGCTGTTGGGGTCCTATACCTTAAGGAAAATCATGGCAATATACATCGGTAATAATAAAGTAATTGACGATTATAACGAACTGTTAGTCGGTCAATATTCATCTAGAGCAAACCTTCCAGGATCAGGAGTTGTTGGTTATTTGGCCTACGTAACTGATCAAAATGAATTAGTAATTAATACTGGGCAAACTGTTCATCCTAGTACAACAAATAGTCCGGCTGCCCCGACTACAACTTCTAATAGCCCAGATAGTGGGGTTACTTGGTATAAAGTTTTAACTAATCCGGCAAACAACCAACTATCAGCAGTTCTTAATCAAGGCACTCTTGCAGGTGGATACACTAATACCGCAATTTGGAACGAAATCACTAAAATAACCTTTGCCACTGATGCCTCGGCATTAATGCAGCAAACTTTGCCTTGGGCTACTCGATACTCTACAGCACACTCAACAAGTCAATATGCTTACTATCATACAGGTTACGTTTCTAATGGAACATACCCCGGCGCAACAGCTAAACAATCTTGGACTACAAACGCAGTAGCAACGATTTCATCAACTAGACCAACAGTTAACGGAAACCAAGCTGTAACCTTTCAATCTGGATCAGCAATTGATGTTAATACACAAAATATTGGTGTTATACAATATGGCGGGGCTACAGATTTTATTAACTTTACTACAGACACTTGGTCAACTGATAGCAAATATACTCCACCCGTTAACGAAACCTACGGATTTGCTGCAAGCGGTCCGGTATTTTCATATACTACTCGAAGTAATGTACAAAAATACAATTGGTCAAGTAACGCATGGACCAGCACAGGACGAGCATCGCCTACTTCTTCTGCTTATCGAGGCGGAATGAGTACAGGCTGGAACAAGTGTTACAATGCTGCTTACCAATATTTAGATAAGTTTGATCAATCAACCGATCAATGGACTGCGTTGCCCACAAGTGCTGGTGCTACATTAGATGGTCCAATGTCTTTGGTTGAAATAAGCAGCCTTACTGGACAAAACTGGGGGTACTGGTTTGGTATTCCTTACCTAACTACACAAGCCGGTGGCTACGGGTCGGCATCAAGAAAAACTCTATATGCTACAGACACTACGTATAACAACCCACAAACGGGAGTCGGCGTTGGCGGTTGGGGATCTGCATCTGCTCCTGGTGGTGTAATAGGTGGCATTACTTATTCTGCTGCGGTCGATGGTAGTCCTCCATCAGGAAACTCGGCTTGTACTGCTAATGGACCTTAAGGAATATTAATCATGGCATTTTATGTTGGTAATGGTGGCGTTAATACTGTTGTTATAGCTAACGCAAGCGGCGTTGGTACTGGTGGCACTGGCGGAGATATTGTTCCTGGAAAATTTGCAACTAGAGCAAGTTTGCCGTCAAGTGTCGCCGGTTATTTGGCATACGTATCGGATTTAAATGAGTTTGTAAGTAATACTACTGTGGCACAACAATCTGGAACAGATCCCACAAGTGCAGATGCTGGTGTAACTTGGTATAAGTTTCTTACCAAGCCAATGAGTTATAAGAATGAAGTTATACTAACACAGGGAACAATAGCAGGCGGTTGGGACGGCTCTAACGCACTTTATCGTATTGAACAGTTGATTTATTCTACAGATTCTGTAAACTTATTAAATCAAGCACTACCATTTACTTCGGCAAGCGGTGGTAATCATTCAACACCGACTACTGCTTATTATCATCGTGGTGGGTATGCTGGTACAGAAAACAGTACTGCCAAGCACGACTGGGCAACTTACACTGTATCTACAATTGGTAATAGACCTAATTGTTATGGTGGTTATTTAAACAGTGTGCAGCCTGGTCCAAAAGTACAAAATACAATCGGAGTAATACTAAAAGGATCTGCTAGTTGTTATATTACATTTGCCACAGATACTTGGACTAGCGGCGGGTATGACGGAAACGGAACAGGCCACGGTTGGGGTAGTTTTGGCAGCAGTTATGGTTACAATTGGAACGGCAACGACGATCTATATCGCTTAACTTGGGCAGGACCTGCATGGGCAGCAAGTGGCGCAGGAAAACCACCTAATTCGACTGATTATGCTAAATCATTAAATTCTAAATGGAATAAACTTTACAGTAGTGGCGGTACTAGTTCAAGTTACATGGATCGATATGATACTGTAGCTAACTCATGGACCAGTAATGTATCTAGTTCAGCACTGTCTTGGCAAGATCAATCTACTCTCATGGGACAGGATTGGGGTTATTATATTGGATATATGTGGAGTAATGTATATTACGCTAGCTCTTATCAACTCCATTATCCAACAGAAACTGTTACACTTATGACAGCAGTTACTCTTTCTTCATATGTATTCAATCCGGTATTAGCAGGTGGTGCTAGTTCCGCTTCTAGCTGTGTGGGGCCATACCCTTAATAAGTAGTTGTATGAATTACAACATTGTTATTATAGGCGGAGGCACTGCCGGATGGTTAGCCGCAGCTTACCTTAGTTTTCATAATCCTAAAAAAACTATAGCTCTTATAGAAAGTCCTAATATTCCTACAATAGGAGTTGGCGAGGGCACGTTTCCTACTACTATGGGATTGCTTAATAGTATAGGTATTTCTCCTAAAGAATTATTGGTAAAAAGCAACGGCGGTTTAAAACTTGGAATACAATACAATGAGTTTTCCGATCAAACATTTTGGTTGTCCACTAATAGTCCTACAGATTGGGAAAGATGGGGAACTGACATAACTAAAGCCGTTTGTCTTTCAAATAAAGTGCCGCCCATTGACAATACTAGCGAAGTAGCTTGTCATTTTGTAGCACACGACCTAGCCAATTTACTCAAAGAACACGCTATCAACCGCGGTGTTAAACATATTTCTGCCGATGTTGTTGATTCGACCGTGGTTAACAATCAATGTACTGACATTACTTTAGATGATGGAGATATAATAACTTCAACTTGGTTCATAGATTGTTCCGGGTTTGCACGATTATTAATTAAAAAAACTGATAGTAACTTTGTCAGTTACGCCAACGAGCTGTTGGTAGATTCTGCAGTAGTGGGGCCGCTACCTTATCAAAATAAATCTAAAGAATTTTCTTCTTATAGTAAACTTACTGCTAGAACTGCAGGTTGGCAATTTAGAATCCCCACATACAATAGAACCGGTAATGGGTACGTGTATAGTAGTAAATTTATAACTCCTGAGGAAGCAGAAATAGAATTACGATCTACAGTGCCGCTTGAAGGAGTTAAACATTTAAAAATGTCACTTGGGTACTATGATCAATTGATCATAGGAAATATAGTAGCCGTGGGGCTAAGTGGCGGATTTATAGAGCCCATGGAAGCAACTGCCATACATATTACCGAACGAACTCTTATTGTGTTTAATGACGTGTTAAATGGTGTTAGAACCGATGACGATGCTAATCAATTTTTGCGAAATAAAATTAAGTACATTAAAACTTTAATTTTAGCTCACTACGCATTTTCCTCTAGAACAGATCCATTCTGGAAAGCAGCACAACAGGCTGCATACAATTCAAAAGAGATACAGGAGTTTATTAAGGGATTAAAAAATGGTAAATTTCCTACTCAAGAAGATGAATTAGACGTTGCGTATCCATACTGCCAATGGAACGAATTGCTGGCCGGATTTAATCAGCCGCATTATTATCCTACGATAAATAACAATGCTAAAAAAGAAATATATATGGCCACATATTACGCACCGGACCATTTTGAGTATATTGAACAATTAAGGACATCAAATGAGTAATAAAACATACACAGCTAGCGATATCATGGAAGTTATGAAAAAGGGCATGAGCGATTTTCAAATTAAGAATTTCGTAGTTAATGCTCAACTAACTCCTATTAAACAACTACATCAAGCAGCTATGGAAGCTGAAGTCCGCGAAGAAAATATTCGTCAGGGCGATTTTGAAATTAAAAAGAATGAATTAAAAGTTCGAATTATTGAAGCTAAAAAAGCAGAAGAGACCAATGAGCTCGCTTTGGCTGAATTGGAACTAGAATTGTTAGTGGCCAATAAAAAAATTGCCGCAACTAAAAAAGAACAACTAAGAATGCAAACCGAGCTTAAGAGCTTTACCGAAGTTATTGATTTTTTTAATGAGAATTATGAAATTGATGCTATGCTTGAAATGCAAGACACATTGGAAATTGATTACTGGGTTAAGAGACTAGCTAAACAAGCGGCACTTGATCTAATATCAAGCGGTCGTATTAACAATGGTAATCTAAGTGCTATGTTAGATATGCCTGATGAAATTTTTCAGATTTGCCTAAAAGAAACTTATGCTTTAACTAGCCAGCTGGCTAAATCTGTTCCGTTCCCTGCACTAGGGGGCGGCTCACAAGAGGAGTTCCTATTAAAGTTTGGGCCAACTCCCGTTAACAAGGTAGAAAATAATGTTATTGATAAAATATAAGGGTAGTTTTCCTGCACCAATTCCGGTCCCTGCAACATTCAAATTGCTTGCGGCTGCCACGTATATCTTTGGAGACGGAGATATTTCTACATACACAAATCAACAAATTGCTGATTATAGTATTAAAGAAATTACCGATCCAACGCTAATCGCCAATCTCAATTTTAACGACCGTACTATCCACTCGGACGGCACTGTTAGATTATATGGCACTGGAGAAAATTGGTTAAGTGACCCAGTGGTGGGTGCAGACCTTTCAACATTTATGTCGGGTGCAAAATACATTGCTAAATTAAATGCGGCTGACAGTTTTAATAGTCAATATACTGCGTTATCATCTAATGAATCACAATTAGAACAAGCAACCTGGGCTCAACAATTAACAGAAGCTACTGCGTATCTTGCTGATAATAATTCTTCTACTCCGTTGCTAACACAACTAGCAACTATTAGAAATTTAACTGTTGCTCAATATGCTCAAAATGTAGTTGATGCTAATGCTTCATATATTTCTGCTGTTAATGCGTTGCTTGTAGACCTTAAAGGTCAATATCAATCAATTGACGATGCAGCAACTCCTCAAGATCTTAAAAATACTGGATGGATATAAAAGAATACCAACTGTTTACTACACCGGTTTGGGAAGTAAACAACGAAATTGATCCGACTACGCTTCAAGATTTAATAGCGTTTGCTTACGATTGTGTTAAAAAATATCCACTAGCAACTCCTGTTAGTAAGCGTAACGGATTTAATAGTATTCCTTTAGGCATCAATCATCCAGCGTTAACTGCTATCTTACAACGGTCTATAGGCGCGGTAAAAGAACAATACGAGCCGTCTGTTGAAATACGATTAGAAAAATATTGGATTAATATTAATCCTCCTGGGGCATATAACGTGCGGCATGTTCATCCCCGGTCAGTGTTAGCCTGTACACTATATCTACAAACCCCCGAGAACAGTGGGGATATTGTGTTTTACAATACCAATCCTGCAGCACTATTTGCAAACTATAGCAACAAACGTGCTCACTACAATTTTAGTGAATTCCGTATTACTCCTAAACCTGGTTTATTTGTAGCATTCCCGGGTTGGCTAGATCACTCTGTTGACATTAATAATTCAGACACTGATAGAATTTGTATCAGTATGAATGTTGTCGAACGCAGTTAATCAATCTTAGACTTTCTCCAAAAAAATCTGTATAATTAACAGTGTCCTTATGGACATTTTTATAAAGGAGAAGTAAATGGAATTAATTCCAAAACTTATAGATGGCATCAGCTATCTATGGATGGTCTTCTTCATAATGATTAGTGCTGGATTAGCAAAAGAGTATAATCTTTTTGTCCCAGCCTACGCTTATGTTAAGAACACTTTCCGCTCTAATAAATTTGTTGTTGTACTACTCAGTGCCATCGGTGGGATTTTACCCATTGAAGGCCGTGTGACAGTATCAGCAGGATTATTAGATACAGTTGCTCCTAAGTGCGGCCATGGTCGCGAAAAGATGGGCATAGTTGATTATCTCTCAACGCATCACTATTACATGTGGTCACCGTTAGAGAAAACAGTTATCCTTCCTATTGCAGCGTTTGGTCTTACCTATGCTACATTTATTGGCATGATTGCACCGCTACTTGTTGTTAGCCTTGTGTTCATTAGCTGGTATATTTGGTATCAGGTCAAAGAGGAGGAGATTGTAGTTACCCCGGGTAACTTTAAGATTAGTGCTGTACTCAGAGATGTGCTGCCAATGTTTATAGCATTGGGCGTATATATCTGGGGAGGTGGTGAAAAGCATGTGTTTGCAATTTTTGGATTGCTTACCTTGTATTATGTTATCATCACTCAGCAGTGGAATCTTAAAAAACTAGCAGGCTATGTGAATTGGTCTGTACTAGCTTGGGTAGCCGCAGTGATCATTTTAGGAAACTTTTTCAAAAGTCATAACTCAGATTTTATTGAGTTTATTAAAGGCAGTGCGTTTGATCCGCACACTTTACTGGGCATGGTATTAATCAGTGCTACAGGATTTGTTGTTAGTTTCTTAATGGGTAGTTCGGGTAAGTTTATTGCCATTGCGGTCTTGATGGCACAGGTGTTCGGAATTGAATATTTCTTATGGTTCTTTGCCATTGACTATTCAGCATATCTATTAAGCCCAACACACAAGTGTGTTATGATTGGAAATAGATATTTTGGCACACCTTATAAAACTTATTATCTAGCCTTAGGGTCGTGGGCAGCGGTATTGCTCGCTACTGCAGGCATTATAACTTTTTTATTCTAGGAGATAATATGAAAAAAATTATATTTGGATTAATAAGTTTATTAATGTTCTCAGTTGCTCAGGCAAATCCGCTTGACACTGCCTACGGTAGTATCAATTTTGAATATGAAACCGGTCATCCGAACCCATCGGGTCCAACTGGCACATCATTACAAGTCGCCCCGGCTATTAATTTTACTAAAGACAATCGCTTTATCGGATTGGATAGAATAGAATTATTAGTTGAAGGCGGACAGGATAATGCATTTTCATCGGGCCCTCAAGGTAGTGCTACCTATACTAAAATGGGTGTTCGTATCCGTAGAAATTTTGATATCGGATACGGATTTAGCGGCTACCTAAGATCTGCTGTTGGTCGCACCTTTTCAAACGAATCTAATTTGAATTGGGCGTATTATGAACCAGGTTTAAAATACAAATTTAACGATGACTGGAGTTTTACAACATCATATCGTATTGTTCGTGCAATCGACGGACAAAGCAATATTGATAGTACGAGCACTAGCATCAATAAATTCCGTATTGGTCCTAATTACGAAATCACTAAGAAAGATGGAGTTGAATTCCGTTATGTACGAGAATTTAATGCCAGAAGTTCAAGTTTTCTTAATTGGACAACTAATGGGTATCAAGCAAATGCTTATGTGTTTGAATACTCACATAAGTTTTAATTGTTAATCTAACAGATCTAACAATAGTTCTAACTTAGCCTTAACGACTTTGTTGTTAAGGCTATTTTTTACGCCCTGATGTAGGGGCTTTGGCCAAGAGTTAAATGAACACCAAGCATACCCAGAATGTTCATCATTTAGTGTAGGTATAAATTCGTTATCAACAACTAGCACATAGGTATTATATTGAAAGGTTTGATCGCTACTGGTGAATAATTCTAAAGGAATTATTTTTTTAATATCGGGAGTTTGACCAACTTCTTCGGCAACTTCTCTATTAAGTGCTTCGTAGGCTGTACGATCGTTGGGTTCTTTTTTGCCGCCCACAAATCCCCAAGTACCTGCTGTTTTACCCTGTGATCGTAGTAATAATAAAAATCGTTTGGTGTCTCGAGCAAGAAAAATCCCGCCGCTACATACTATTTGATTTAAAGAATTAGTCTCCATGCTGCCTTATCGTATACACCTTCAAAACTCTTAGTCCAAGCAGTATTTTCCCACTTGTATTGTACGCCTGTACGTGTATTAGTTATGTAGGTTACATCGGCAACAGCAGAAGAATTGAATACAACAACCCATTCAGTTCCAGACCATTCTATAATGTCATTAGCATTGGCAACAAAACCAGAACCGTCACTGTTTAACCAAGCGGCAGGACCGATGTCAACAACACTATGAATATCTTCTAGAATAAGATATCTAACACCTGCAGTAGGTGTTCCGGGGTTAAATGTATCGGGATTTACAATAGCATCAACAGTACCCCAACTATTAGAACTACGAGCGGGTCCAGAAATAACACTGTTGGTTGGAACAGTATCTTGATCTATGTTTAAAACCATACGTGTTTCATCGCTTGGATCTAAGCTAATGCGAGCAATAATTTCATTACCGGCAGGAGTGGTTAACCTTATTTGACTTAGTCCAGCTGTGAACTTGCCCGGATATAGATCTAATATTTTATACCATGAACTAACATTTCTTGGATCGCCGACGTCTACTTCACTACCCTGCTCTGTAAACTCATGTGTTAACAATGTAGCAATATTATCTAACACCAACAGATCAAAATCACCGGGGGTTACTACCACAGTGCTAGGATTGCCACCAAAGTTTGCTACACTATCTAAGTCAGCATATTCTGAATTAATAGTACCATCGGGCAGAACAAATACGTTAGAAATAATCTTTGTAATGATGCCCAACTGTTTAACCTTGGCAGGCGGAGTAATCCAAATAGGGGCAGTGAATACCATGTTTAGAATGTCAATATTCTGATCAACACCTTGAGGAATTTGTCGGCTGCTAAATGACCCCTGATCGGTTAGTTCTAATACACTAAGACTTGTCCAGTCAAGATAATTGCTAGTAGTTTGTAAATCTAAACTAGGATTGAATATGCTGGCTATTTGTTCAAATAGTTGAAACTTTTGATCTGTATTGCTGGTCCATATATCTGCAGCAAAAGTAATCATATAAGGAGTAGGCATAATACGTTCAACTGTATAATTGGCTCCTTGTGTATTAAGGTACTGATTACCTTGTGCATCAAATTCACGCTCTCGAATATTAACCTTACTGACAAAAGTCGGGTCTTGTAATCTAGGACGATCGAATTTTAATTCTTTAATGTAACAACTGATAAACGGAGCACTTGGCATTACGTTTTCAGAGTTCTTACTTAGTATTTGAGCCACCTGACGATTCATATCACCGTATCGTGCAGGCACTTGTATGGTTACGCCCTTGGCATCTTTGTAACTAAAGTTACTCATCACACGAATAAATTGTGTGATATATCGGCGCAGTTGACCGTCGTAAAAATGATCAGACATCTTAATTATCCGCCTTAGGTTTGAGAGCCTTGCTTAGAGCTTGTCGTTCTGGAACAACTTCTCCAGCAATGGTGCTGGTATTTTTATTATTGATAAATGTAGATTTTTGTGTTTGACGGACATCCTTGCCAGCGTAGGCTGCAGTGGCAACATCATCATTGCCGAGGTTGTTCATAGTCATGCGTACATTTTCTTCAAACTTAACCCAGTGTTTGCCATCAAATCGATATAGCACATTTGGCATGTAATCAGTTCTTAAGTGAAATGCACCTCTAGCGGGATTGCTAGGGAATGTAATACCAAAGCCATAAGGAGCGACATTTGGTGGAACTCCGTCGCCTGTTAAATAACCAAGATAATAATTTTTACTTGGACTTCGAAGAACTACACTAGCATCCATAATGGCCTGTTCGGTGCTGGCATCTACATCCATAGAAGTTACATCAGCAACATCAACTAGCCCATTTTCTTTAGTAGGAATAACATAGTAACTCTTAGTATCGTAACCACTCTTAGGAGCATCTTCCTCTGCTTGAGCAATAATTTGATTATTGATATCGATATTTGCTTGATATGTACTCATTAAATCTTTTAATGTGCTACCGTCGCCGGCACCTGCGTCAGCATTTAATATTTCTGAGAATTCTTGTGAATCTACTAAAGGAACACATTTAGCACGGACTAAGTGTGGGTACCATGTTTGACTAAATCCGTTCGTTGGACGAGTCACGTCTTGTACTACGTAAAATCTTTTTAGTGCCACCACGCTATCGTCGAGAGCATATTCATCTTTTAGGTGTGGCAACTCTAACACATCACCTGACATGATTTTACGACCTAATGCTTCTACACTCGAACGCAGATGAAAGTGTAATAATATAGTATCGTTATTTAGAAATAATCCAAATTGACTTAGGTTAAAATCCAAGTCCTGCATGGTATAAATTCCACGGACTACATAGACATCCGGGTCATAGTGACGATCGCGGTTTTCCATAAGTAGCACATCCTGAATGCCCAATTCTGGTATAGGAGCAGAAGTAAGATTCGGAGTCGTGGGGGTCGAAGTTCCGTCAGCGGGACTTACAGCACCCATGTATTTGTGGATGAAAATATCGGTTCCACCAACTTGAAATTCTTCGTTGATTACACGATCTAGGAATTTAAAATCATTGCCTTTTTCGGGGCGGTATAGAGATAAGCGTGGCATAGATGTATTTATAGCTAAATATTCGTATGCAGATCACTAACGAAAACGAATCAGAACGTCAAAAGGTCATAGAATACGTCCAAGCTATGTTGGGCTCTGGGATGATCGATGTTGAATTAGATCCTATCCATTACAACACAGCTATAGACCGTGCTCTAAACAAATTTCGTCAACGCAGTACTAATGCTGTTGAGGAAAGTTTTGGCTTTTTAACCATAAACGTAGATACTAACGAATACGTTATGCCCAAAGAAGTTATGAGCATACGTCAGTTATTCCGTCGCAGTATCGGTAGTAGATCGGGAGGCGGCGATGGCGGTAGTTTATTTGAACCATTTAACTTGGCCTATTCAAACACCTATTTGTTAGCAAGTACTAACATGGGCGGTTTAGCTACTTACTACGCTTTTGCTTCATATCAAAAGATGGTAGGTAAAATGTTTGGTACAGACATTAACTTTACTTTTAACAAAACTACTAAACTGCTAACCATTATGCAACGTCCTAGAGCAGACGAAGAAGTTTTAGTTTGGATGCATAACTATCGTCCAGATTTTAACCTGCTACAGGACCCTTACGCAAGCCAATGGTTACGTGATTACTCTCTTGCTACTTGTAAAATCATGCTCGGTGAAGCACGTGAAAAATTTGGTCAAATTACCAGCCCACAGGGTTCCACAACTCTAAACGGCACAGCACTCAAAGCCGAAGGTAAAGCTGAAATTGAGCAACTAGAATTAGACCTAATCAATTACAAAGAGGGCGGCGAACCGTTGTCCTTTATAATTGGCTAATTTTTCTTGACCTAACCCAAAACTTATCGTATAATAGTCTAAACGGAGACTATTTTATGATCATTGGTATTTGCGGCTTAATTGGCAGCGGTAAAGACACTATCGCAGACTATCTAACAAACTTTCACGAATTTAGACGAGAATCTTTCGCCTCTACACTTAAAGATGCTGTGGCGGCTGTATTCGGTTGGGATCGTACTATGCTAGAAGGTCGCACCAAAGAAGCACGTGAGTGGCGAGAACAAGTAGATCCTTGGTGGGCAGAACGCTTAAACATGCCACACTTAACTCCACGCTGGGTACTTCAATATTGGGGTACAGAAGTATGCCGCAAAGCATTTCATGACGATATTTGGATTGCTAGTCTAGAAAATAAACTGCGTACTAGTAAAGACAATATCGTTATTTCTGACTGCCGTTTTCCTAACGAAATTGCCAGCATTCGCAATGCAGGTGGTACTATTATTACCGTACAACGCGGCGAATTGCCCGAATGGTACTACGGACTAGCGAATATGAAAGGAGCATCAGCTGAAGCTCGTGCTACCTATATGAATAAATTCGGAGTTCATGCTTCAGAGTGGGCATGGGTTGGTACAGAGTTTGATGAAATATTTGACAACAACGGTTCTATACAAGATCTATACGATCAAGCACACGAACTAATTAAAAATCCGGAACGAGGTCTCCCCGACGCCATTGGGCACCTTCTTTATGGAGCACTCTCTGACAATTAGCACAGACAGTTTTAAGATTACTATGGCGACAGTTGGTTAGATTTCCGTCGGCGTGAAACACATTAAACTGTTCTGAGTGTCGGCTAGTATAAGCACATCGATCACAAGTTAATTTCTTTTTATATCCAGCAGCGGCCCACAGTGGCCGTTCTGCTTTTCTATTCTTACTACAGTGGTCACACTTTGATCTATAGAACGGCTTACCGTCTTTATAGTAGTTAATAGCCACCGGACGTTGGCCACAGGCAGTACATAATCTTCTCATCTGGCGCCCTTTTAGTTCCCTTTTCCCCTTGTATTTACCAGGTGTTTTTCTTGGTTGCCTGCTAAATAATACAAAGTAATCCATAAGGGAGATCATAAAATGGCTACATTAGGTTCACCAGGCGTAAGCGTATCAGTAATCGACGAGAGTTTCTACACTCCTAACAGTCCGGGTAGTGTACCCCTTGTTATTGTCGCGACAGCCCAAGACAAACAAAACGGTAGTGGTACTGGCACAGCTGCAGGAACTACAAAAGCGAACGCTGGTACAGCATACGTTATTACTAGCCAGCGTGACTTAACCGATACATTTGGTACTCCGCTATTCTACACAGATGCTAGCGGCAATCCAATTAACGGTTCGGAATTAAACGAGTACGGTTTACAAGCTGCTTACTCAGCATTAGGCATTAGTTCTAGATCATACATTCTAAGAGCAGACATTGATCTTGCTAGCCTTAATGCTTCAACAAGCATTCCGACAGGCAAGCCAGGTGCAGGTACATACTGGATCGACACAGCTAACAGCCTATTTGGTATTAACGAATGGGACGCTACAACACAGTCATTTACATTAAAGACTCCTTTAATTGTCGACGACAGCAATGTTGCAACAGCCAGTAATGCAGGTGTTCCTGTAGCTGGCTTTGGTAAGATCGGTGATTACGCAGTTTATGTAACTAAAGATAATAATAACTCATATAACAACGCAGTATTTTATAAAAATAGTTCTAACGTATGGGTTGAAGTTAAAACTGTTGGTACTGTTTGGTCAGGTACCGGCGGCGGCGCTAAGAAATTACAAGTTAGCCCACATTATCAATATCCAGCATTTGACGGATCTACTCCAACTGGGTCTATTTGGATCAAAACAACAACTCCTGGATACGGAGCCAATGTAGTTGTAAAATATTACAATGCTGTTTCTCAAACATGGGGAACTGTAAGTGCTCCAATTTATAACAGCACACTACAGGCATCTAGTACAATTGGTTCAAATTTATCAGTAGGTACTCTATTTGTTGAATCTGATCCTAGCCATCAAGGTCTTGCTTCTTCCGGTGTTCACACAACTACAGAATTCCGCGTATGGCGTCGTGCTAATGCCGGTGCTACTTCAATTACTAGCGACCCGTCTAATGCAACATCAGGCGGTACAACTACATTTAGTATTAGAGAATCTTTAGCCGGCGGTACTTGGGGTGCTAATAAAACTGTAACGATTGCTGCTGGTGTTATTGCTCACAATCTTCCAGCTGCGTTAAGTGCTCAAGGCCTTGTTAATGTTTCTGCATCTTATGATGCTGTAAACAAAACTGTTACAATATCTCATGTAACTGGTGGTGATTTTGAATTAACAGACGGAACAGGTAGCCCATTATCTACTTTAGGGTTTGGTGCTTATGACATGTCTACTAAAACAGGTACAGCAAATCTTTATGATGCGCCAGCTGGAGATAGTTATACTTTTATCGCCACAAACTGGAAGCCTCTAGTTTATCAGGCACAAAGTTCTGCTCCGGTAACTACTCCAGTTGATGGCACAGTTTGGTATGATGCTAACTTAGAAACAGTTGACATTCTAATCAATAATGGTTCACAATGGTGCGGTTATCAAAGTGCTAGCTCACAATTCTACGGCCAAGGGCTAAACCCAACAGGCCCTATTGTAAGTGCTACAATGCCAACACAACAAATCAACGGTAACGATCTAGCTGCTGGCGATATTTGGATCGATGTATCCGATGTTGAACAGTACGGCAATCTTGTTTATATCTGGAATGCTAACACACTAATGTGGGATCTACAAGATGTAACAGATCATCATACACCTAATGGTTGGATCTTTGCCGATGCACGTTGGGGTACAGCTGGTTCCGATACTACTCCTGCAACAATTGAAGAATTGTTAGTAAGTGATTATGTTGATCCAGATTGCCCAGATCCTGCACTATATCCAAAAGGTACACGTCTATGGAATCTACGTCGTTCAGGGTTCGGCGTTAAAGAATACATGGCAGGTTACATTGATGTTACAGCCAACAACGGTCTAAACACTCGTTATGAAAATGATCCAATGGGCGGTTATAATCCAGATCGTTGGGTTACAATCAGTCCACGTCAATCTAATGATGTTGGAACATTCGGCCGTCATGCACAACGTGCTTATATTGTAAGCAAGTTAAAAGCAATGATCGATACAAATCAAGCTATTCGCGATACAGATACATTGAACTTTAACTTAATTGCTTGTCCTGGTTATCCAGAAGTAATCAGCAATTTAGTTTCTCTAAACACTGATATCGGACAAACAGCGTTTGTAGTTGGCGATACACCATTCCGTTTACAGCCAACCGGACAGGCAATTACTGCATGGGGTAAAAACTCAGCAGGTGCTACTGACAACGGCGAGCAAGGCGCAGTTACATACGACCCGTACTTAGCTATGTTCTATCCAAGTGGATACACAACAGATAACACAGGTAAGAACATTGTTGTTCCGCCAAGTCACATGATGCTACGTACTATTATTAATAGCGATGCTAAGAGCTACCCATGGTTTGCTCCGGCTGGTACACGTCGTGGCGGTGTTGACAATGCTACAGCAGTTGGTTATGTTAATAGCCAAGGTGAGTTCCAAACAGCTAGCCTATACGAAGGTATTCGCGATGCTATGGCAACTGTACATATCAATCCAATCGCTACATTGCCAGGAGTTGGTATTGTTAACTTTGGTCAATATACACGTCAAACCGCAGCTAGCTCATTAGATCGTATCAATGTAGCTCGTTTAGTAGCTCACTTAAGAAAGCAATTGGCTATCCTGTCAAAACCATTCTTGTTTGAACCAAATGATGCTCAGACACGTAACGAAATCAAAGCAGCAGCAGAAAGTTTGTTGTTAGAATTAGTAGGTCAACGTGCTCTATACGACTTCATCGTAGTGTGCGATACTACAAATAACACACCAGCACGTATTGACCGTTCAGAACTATGGTTAGACATTGCTATTGAGCCAGTAAAAGCAGTAGAATTTATTTACATTCCATTGCGCTTATTGAATACCGGCGCTATTGCTTCCGGCAATCTTGGATCAGGTTTTCCTGGTACAAGCGCATAAGGTAAATATTAAAGAATAAGGAGCATACAAAATGCCAGTATCAAGTTTAAGCAGATTTACAGTACCGCTAAACACAGACCAAAGCTCAAGTAACCAAGGTTTGTTAATGCCAAAATTAAAGTATCGTTTCCGCGTTACTTTAGACAACTTTGGTGTAGCGGGTACGCCAACAACAGAACTAACCAAGCAGGTAATGAATGTTACTCGTCCCGAAGTTAGCTTTGAAGAAATCAAATTACATGTATATAATAGTACAGTAAAATTAGCAGGCAAGCATAGTTTTGCTGATGCCAAATTAGTTCTACGTGACGATGTTACCAATGCTGTTACTAGCAAAGTTGGTGAGCAATTACAGAAACAATTTGACTTCTTTGAACAAAGCGGTGCAGCTTCAGGTATCGATTACAAGTTCACTATGCGTGTTGAGTTGCTAGATGGTGGTAACGGTGCGTTTAATCCAGTAACATTAGAAACTTTCGAGTTCTACGGTTGTTACATTAAACAAGCTACATACCAAGCAGGTGACTATTCAAGTGCTACAGATCCAATGGATATCTCATTAACTATCACATTCGACAACGCACTACAAATAGATACAAGTGGAAACCCAACAGGCTTAGGTGCAAACGTAGGACGTACAATCCGTTCTCTAGCACTAGGCGGTTAATAAACTTAGTAAACACATTAAGCCCGGATTTTTCCGGGCTTTTTTATTGGTATAAATAATACTATGAGCAATGCATTTGATAATTTTCTCGGCGGAGTAATAGGCGGAACTTTTGGCCCAACCGGTAATCTTCGTGACTACCAACATGCCAATCGATTATATGTTGCTAACAATTATGCTCGAGCTCCTAAAGTTGGATTTATATATTTTGTAGTTTTTAACATTAATCCAGGAGTAGTACAAAATGTACAATGGGCTAATAGAGGCAGCAAGGATATAGGATTTTTAGTTAAGAAAATTGATTTGCCAAAATTTGGCATAACAAACGAAGTATTAAATCAGTATAACAAAAAGACTATCGTACAGTCGGCTATCAAATACAATCCGATTAATGTCGAGTTTCACGACGATAACAGCGACATAACTACTGGCCTATGGTCAAATTATTACAAATACTATTATGCTGATGGCAAATACGGTGACTATGTTGGCGGACCCCAAACTGCTCTGAACAACAACGGTGGCGGAACCAAATACGGTACTAAAGATTATCGGTATGGATTAAACAACGGACAAGGGTTACCGTTCTTTACTAGCATTGATGTTTATGTGTTACATCAACAAAAATTTACAAAGATTACTTTACAAAACCCAATGATACTCGATTGGGCACACGACTCTTTAAATCAAGAGGAGTCGAGCAAAATATTAGCCAACAAGATGACTGTAGGATACGAAGCGGTAACTTACAGTTCTGGAAGAATAGATAAAAATGCAACTAGCGGATCTTTCACCGCAGTTTATTATGACCGAACTCCTAGCCCATTAAGTGTGGGCGGCAACGGTAGTTCTACATTATTTGGCCCGGGGGGTGTTATTGCCGGAGCCGACGGTGTGTTCGGCGCTATTGCCGACGGAAACTATTTGGCAGCGGCGATAACCGCAGCTACCACTGTTAGGAATGCAAAGAATCTTACTGCTAGCGGTATAACAGGTGAGCTAACAGCAGCAACAAATAATGCGTTAACAGGCATAGCACAGTCGGGACAGTACGGTGGAAAATATACAGCAAATGGATTGGCTCAAGCGGGCATAAGCGGAGCAGGACAATATTCTAGCATAGGAATAAGCCTTGCTGGCCCTAGCACTAATTCATTCACCTCTGCTAAACCTGTATCAGTAACAGGAAAATAACATGACATCATTCACTAACTTACCTAGCACCCCATCTTTGACCAATGCAACAGTTCAAGCATTTGATACATATTATTCAAAGCCGTTAGAATTAGATGCCGGCATTTATACCGCAATGAAAAGTTTTTTTACTAGCAAAGGTTTTGAAAATAATTCTGCCGATAATATTGCTGTTCTTATAATTAAAGAATCTAAAATCAACGGGCTTAATCCGATGAAAGTAATTGATTCTCTTCGCGGGTTAGATAATGTAGAAATATCTACCTTGGTAAACGAAATTGTAAATTATAATAGATTCAAAACAAGTTTTCTTGGGTATGCTACAGCATTCTCCACAAATCCTACTATATCTAGAAACATCGTAGCATGAGCTTAAAATTCAGCCAAGGCATTTACAAAATTAAAAATACTGAAAAATATATTGGAACTCATGCTCCAAGATATCGCAGTTCATGGGAATTAACATTTATGTTATTTTGCGACAATAATCCTGCTATTGAAAAGTGGGGTAGCGAATGTGTTAAAATTCCTTATCGCGACCCGCTAACAGGAAAGAACACAGTTTATGTGCCAGATTTTTTTATTGTATATACAGATAAGAATCAAAAGAAACATGCTGAGGTAGTAGAAATAAAACCGTCAAATCAAATGATTAAAGAAAAGGTTGGCAAAAATCCCTACAATCAAGCACAGTATGTTAAAAATATGGCCAAGTGGGAAGTTGCTAGTAAATGGGCTCGTAATCAAGGAATGACATTTCGTGTGATCAACGAACACGATTTATATTCTGGCACAAAACGATAATCACTAAATATTATTATGACAAAACGACTAGAAGAAGTTTTAAATATCGCACCTAGTGAAGAGCCCATAATTGAGCCCACACAGGAAGAAACTACACCGCCGCCTGTAATTAGCCTACAGGAAAAGTTAGAAGAATTTGACAAAATTTCCGCTGCTTTACCTAGAGTAAAAGGGCTTGGGGATATCAGCGATGCTGAGTTAGATTCACTAGCTGCCAAAGCAGAGCAAGCATATGACGACTTAATGGATTTAGGTATGAACGTAGAAGCACGTTATGGTAGCCGCATTTTTGAAGTAGCTACTAACATGCTAAATGCAGCTATTACAGCAAAAACCAACAAAATTGACAAAAAATTAAAAATGGTTGATTTACAATTAAAGAAATTAGCCATAGATAAAAAGAGCGGCAAGAATGACGATGCCGTAGAAGGTGAAGGATACATACTTACAGACCGTAATAGTATCCTTGAAAAACTAAAGAATCTTAATAAATAATACACTATGAAAACATTTCAAGAATATCTTCAAGAAAGCATACAGAGCAAGAAATATCCATTTCGTGTAAAAATTGCTGGCGAATTTACTGCCGAACAAGAAACTAAATTACAGTCTATGCTAGACCGTTTTAAAGTTGATAGTTTTAAGAAATCTGGTAAAACACCTATCCAGGCATTGCCATTAGATTTCCCACAAATTAAAAATTGTGAAGTTTCGATTTATGAAGTTGTGTTAGATTATCCAACTACGCAACAAGAATTAACAGAATATCTTAGCCTAGGTCTCGGAGTTAATAAAGCAATGTTAGCAGTTCGTCGTCCTGGCGAACCGTCAGAGGAGTATCAAGAAAAAGTTGAAACTCGCGAAGGCGCATTGTTAGATGACTCGGAATACAAAGAAGCGCCTAACGCCAAATTTGAAGATTACTATGGTGACAAATACAACACCGGATTTGTAAAAGAATTGAATGACATCTTAAAACTACAACGTAAAGCTCGTGGTGAAGAGATACCATCTGAAAGTGCAGCAACATTTAACACCGACAAACCTGCAGATACAACTATAAATCTAGAGCAGGCACCGGATCCAAGGAAATAATTATGCAAATGATCGACGTATTAAAACGTTTAGCAGAGCTAGACGCAGAAAATCCAAACATTGTTAAAGAAAGCGTCGAAGGCGCAGATTTAGCAGAATGCGGTGGCCCAATGAGTACTATGGTTAATCCAAGCCAGCCAGCAATGCCAGCAAGTATTAATGTTACAGCCGGTTCTGGTCAAGAAGTTAGCGACATGCTATCAGCAATTATGCAATTAGCAGGAGTTAAACCAGTTGGCGGTGCAGACTTAGGTGTCGATCACGAACCAATGAGTTTAACAGCAGAACCTGTATCAGCAGTTGGTCCATCAGCAACAGCCGGTGACAAAATGCGTTCGGTTATGGACAAGTTAAACGGTGCCGACGATGAAGAAGGCAAAGAAGAATTAGATAGCGAAGAAGAAACAGACGAAGGGCAATACGATAATAGCCCAGCAAGTCCAGAACCAACCGAGCCGTTCGATTCTAATGAATTTGCTCATCAAGAAAACCCACAAGGCGCAGGCAAAGGCCGTGGAACTGTTCAACCAAATGCTACAACATTTGAGTCATTGATGGCTGAATACCAAGCATTTATAAACGAATAACACCTTAGAGCATAGCTCGTACATTCAAATAGCCTCTTCGGAGGCTATTTTTTTCATTAAATAGTATTATGGGATCAAAAAACTTAGACGGCAAACTGGTAAAAACAGCTCACACCAAGCAGAAGTTTACACAGGAGCAAATTTTAGACCTACAAAAATGTATGGACCCGACAGACGGCCCACATAATTTTTTAGACAATTTTTTCTTTATACAACATCCTGTTAAAGGCAAACTAAAATATGAACCGTTTGACTATCAACGTAGATTAATTGACAGTTATCATCAACATAGATTTAATGTAAATTTATTACCGCGTCAGACAGGTAAGACAACTACTGCTGCAGGATATTTGCTGTGGTACGCAATGTTTGTTCCGGATAGTACAATATTAGTAGCAGCACATAAGTATACAGGTGCTCAAGAAATTATGAACCGTATTCGATATGCTTATGAATTATGCCCCGACCATATCCGATGTGGGGTTACAAGTTATAACAAACAAAGTATAGAATTTGATAACGGATCACGTATTGTGGCACAGACAACAACTGAAACAACAGGTCGTGGTATGTCACTATCGATGCTATACGCCGACGAGTTTGCGTTCGTGGAACCGAATATCGCCAGTGAATTCTGGACTTCAATATCACCTACACTAGCTACAGGTGGTAAGGCAATTATTACATCGACACCAAACTCAGACGAAGATCAGTTTGCACAAATTTGGTTAGAAGCTAACAAAAAGTTTGACGAGCACGGTAACGAAACAGATGTTGGGCGCAATGGATTCTTTCCGTTTAGGGCCTATTGGAATGAGCATCCAGACCGCGACGAAGAGTGGGCAAATACAGAACGTTCACGCATTGGCGAAGAACGCTTCCGTCGTGAACACGATTGTGAATTCTTGGTGTTTGATGAAACATTAATCAGCAGTATTAAATTAGCGGATCTAGAAGGCAAGGAGCCTATCCTTAAAATGGGACAAGTTCGCTGGTATAAAAAGATTGATCCCAAGTGTACATACATTGTAGCCCTAGATCCAAGTTTAGGAACAGGCGGTAATAGTTCGGGTATAGAAATTGTTGAATTACCTACGTTTGAACAGGTAGGCGAGTGGCACCATAACCTTACACCAGTACAAGGACAGGTACGAATTCTTCGTGATATTTGCAAGTATATTGCCGACGAATGTAATGAACAAGGTATGCAGCCCAGCATATATTACTCAATAGAAAATAACACAGTGGGGGAAGCAGCACTAGTTGTAGTAGACGAAATGGGCGAAGAAAGCATCCCAGGATTGTTCCTAAGTGAGCCCATCAAGAAAGGCCATGTGCGCCGTTTCCGTAGAGGATTTAATACTACACATTCGAGTAAAATTGCTTTTTGCGCCAAGCTCAAACACCTAATTGAAACTAATAAAATGAAGATACACAGCAAGCCACTAATATCTGAACTTAAAACATTTGTGGCTAAAAACATTAGTTTTGCTGCAAAAGTGGGCGCAGAAGACGACCTAGTATCTGCATTATTGCTAACTGTACGTATGATTATGCTATTACAAGACTGGGATCCAGCAATTTACGATAAAATGCGTGAAGATGTGCATGATGATTACGACATGCCGATGCCTGTGTATATAAGCTCTTATTAATATAAATATACACATGAAACCAATTCAGATAATTTCTCAAGATGTATTCGACAAAGTACGCAGCCGCTTTTCTAATTTAGAAATGGGTGATGAAAACGGTGCCGTGACCATTGATCCAGCAGAAGCCCGTTTCTTTGATTTTGACTTTGTTTTAGAAGGTAATAATTTAGGACGTGTTAGTATTAGCATCAACGATCTAGGTAGCCTAAAAGTTTATTATAGTCAGGGTATTACAGAAAACCAGGACGATCCTGCTAAAAAAGAATGGTTTAATTTCTTAAAAGAAATGAGAAAGTTTGCCATGCGCAGACTACTAAGATTTGATACTCGAGATATTGCTAAAACAAATCTTGACAAAAACGATTTTCAGCATTTGGCTCAAACACAGGGCCCCAAGGAAGAAGAAGATATGACAACTACAATGAACGAATCCCGTTGGAACCAAAAGAGTACCAAGAAAACTAGCCGAGCAGTTAAAGGCCAAACAGAAGTTATTGTTCGCCACGCTCGCGCTGTTGATGAAATGTATCCAGGTGCTAGATCACAACGTAAAAATATTAAGGCAATTTTTGTTCAGAATAAAGAAGGTGAAAGATGGAAGTGTCCATTGAATTATCCAGCACTTGGATTTGCAATGGCACAACACGTAGATCACGGCGGTGTTCCGCATGATCCAGCAGGCAAAGCAATCATCGGCATGGCAGAAGATATTGTTAAATTATCAGAATTCAAAAACAAAATTAGATCAGCTTCATTACACGACGATGCCATGGGCATATCAGAGCGAGCCATAGGCCGCCTTAACGAACTAAAGGCACAAATGGAAGCACTTGGCAAACAGCATCATTATGAATGCTGGATGGGCGAGTTCCAAGAAAATGAAATGGCAAACGATGGTCTAGAAATGGACGAAGTTGCTATGGAAGAATATAAACAGAAATTTACACAAACGAATTTCCAAGAAGAATTAGCTGCATACTTCCCAATATTACATCGCATTATGAGCGAAACTAACACTATTGATTTAGAAGATTATGTCGGCGAAGCAGAAGAAGAAAAATGTGAAAAATGCGATTGCTCACCATGCGAATGTGATGACACAGTTAAAGAAGATGTATTTGATGCTTTTACTGAATGGGCAGAAGCAGTTGAACAAGGCAAACTAACAGACGACCAAATCCAATCACTAAAACAAGCATTGGCTCAACAAGAACAATCAGGCAACGCATTAGAGTTAGGCCCTAATGGCACAACAGCTTGGGACTTTTTCTGTGGCGCCATCAACCCAGATGACGCAGGGCAAGGTCCTGAGTTTAGTGATGATTTAAAACACAAATTAGAAGTGGCAGCACAAGAATTTCCAGATACAGATGCGTTAGAAGTATTCCAAACTTGGGCACGTGAAGACTACCCAGAGTTGCTAACAGCATTAGGTATGAGTGCTCCAGAACAGCAGCCACAACAGGCACAGGCTCCAGAAGAGCAACCAGCAGAGGAAAACGAAGAAATGGGCGGACATGCTAACGACACAATGACACGTGAAGGTGTTATCAAAGAAGTAGCCAAAATTGTTAAGAGTTTTTATAATCGTGACAATCCAGATGTTGGGCCATTCCGTGGCTCAGAAGGTATTGCTCTTGATGTTAAGAAACAAATTTCAGAAAAGTTTGGCGAAGAAGTGGGAGAACAAGCAGAACAAATGGCTACAATGTTTATGGAAAAACTTTCAAAAGATTGGGAACAACGTCATGGTAAAGTAGAAGATGATGGTATAGCTCGATTAAAAGAATTGTTAGATAATCTCAAAGGCAAAGTTGAAAGTGTGGGTGATGTAGGCGGACATCCTGGTAAAAATATCATGCCAGCAGAAGAAGATGTTCCAGCTAAAAATACAGATGTTTCGGACAAAGCATGGTTGAAAAAAGCCGGTGAAAAACCAAGTGTAGCAAGTAAGGTAAAAGATACTGCTAAAGGTTTAGGACAATTCTTAGGTGGTAAAAAAGAAACAGGTGATACATACGAGTCAGTAATGGCAGAAATCCGTAAATTATCAGGTTTGGCAAAATAACTCAAAATAAAGCAACATAATAGTTGCGAAGATAAATAAAACTGTGTATAGTTATAGCTATGCACAGTTTTTCTTTTTAGTCAGTTGGCTTTAAAGAAATGGCATGTAGTAAATTTAGGCATAACATTAAGGAGAATCATTATGGCCACATTAGCAGAAATCAGAGCTAAACTTCAAGCAAGCTCACAACAAAATTCCGGCAGTTCAACTGGCGGAGACAACGCAATTTACCCCCATTGGAATATGCCAGAAGGCACAACTACAACAGTTCGCTTCCTTCCAGACGGCAATCCAAATAACACTTTTTTCTGGATCGAACGTGCAATGATCAAAATGCCATTCGCAGGCGTTAAAGGTGAAACAAATTCTAAACCTGTTACTGTACAAGTTCCTTGTATGGAAATGTGGGGCGAAACTTGCCCAATCCTAACAGAAGTACGTCCATGGTTCAAAGACAAGAGTTTGGAAGATATGGGTCGTAAGTATTGGAAGAAAAAATCATATTTGTTCCAAGGTTTTGTAGGTGAAAGCAAACTACAGGAAGATGGAAAGACTCCAGAGAATCCAATCCGTCGATTCATTATCGGCTCACAAATTTTTAACATTGTTAAGAATGCACTTATGGATTCAGAAATTGAAGAATTGCCAACAGACTATGTACGTGGTCTAGACTTCAAAATTGCTAAAACATCTAAAGGTGGCTATGCTGATTACTCTACTTCAACTTGGGCTCGTCGTGAACGTGCTTTGAGCGAAGCAGAAAACGCAGCTATTGCTCAATATGGTTTGTTTAATCTAAGCGACTTCCTTCCTAAGAAACCAGGTGAAGTAGAACTCAAAGTTATGAAAGAAATGTTTGAGGCGTCAGTAGACGGCGAAGCATTTGACATGGAACGTTGGGGTCAATACTTTAAACCAGCAGGTATGGGCGGTAGTGGTCAAGCAACAGGTTCAACTACATCTGCAGCACCAGCAGCGGCTCCTAAGGCAGCACCAGCAGTTGCTAACACACACGACGCAGTAACCGAAGTTGATGATCCAGAAGAAGCAACTTCTACAACATCAGATGCAGGTGAGGCCACAGCAGGTGGTGATGCAAGCAGCCGTGCTGCCGACATCATTGCTATGATTCGTAAACGTCAAACACAATAAGGAGATAGTATATGACCAAGAGCTTTGATATTTCAAAGTTCCGTAAGTCTATCACTAAATCTATTGATGGCTTAGGAATCGGGTTTAACGACCCAACAGACTGGATTTCAACCGGTAACTATGCACTCAATTATCTTATCTCGGGGGACTTCTTCAAAGGAGTTCCTTTGGGTAAGGTAACAGTGTTTGCTGGCGAATCTGGCGCAGGTAAATCATATATCTGTTCAGGCAATATTATTAAAGCCGCACAAGAACAAGGCATTTATGTTATCTTAATCGATAGCGAAAACGCACTTGATGAACAGTGGCTTAAAGACTTGGGTGTTGATACAAGTGATGATAAGTTGTTAAAACTTAACATGGCTATGATTGACGACGTGGCTAAAACTATTTCAGAATTCATGAAAGAGTACAAGGTCATGCCCGAAGAAAATCGTCCTAAAGTATTATTTGTAATTGACTCACTTGGTATGTTGCTTACTCCAACTGACGTAAATCAGTTTGAAGCAGGCGAGATGAAAGGCGATATGGGGCGTAAGCCAAAGGCACTTACAAGTCTTGTTCGTAACTGTGTAAACATG